GGAGGTGGAACTGTTGAACACGTTCATTCTCGTCAAACAATCAAAGGACATCGAGCAAGCCATCCTTCGTGAAATTGAGAAGGAAGGTGGTGCCTTGGGCATGAAAAACTTGAGGAGCATCGAGCCTGATGCGGGCAAACTCAAGGCGAAAATCGACGACATGGTTCGTCGGGACATCCTTTTCGTTCACGAAGACGGCGACATTTACACGCATCGCCCAGAAGACGTCAGTAAAGGTTGCGAATGCGGTCACTGTCTCGGCACCAATGCAGCCTTTGACTTCTTGGAAAAGAAACTCTGCCCTGCGGGCAAGGCTGCAGCCAAGCGGAAATTCAAGGTCTACCCCTCAGCCTACGCCAACGGTTGGGCCGTGCAATACTGCAAAGGGAAGTTCCGCAAGAAGAAGGGGAAGAAGAAATGATGTCCCAGCCGATGCTCGAAATCGCTTGGGATTTACTTAAGCAGCGGCAAACATGCCCCCGAGCAACGCGCGATTTGGAATTGAACACCAAGAATCGGAACGCCGCCATCAAATCCGAGCACATCAGATACGGTCCACTCAATCTTACGGACGAGCAATATTGGGAAGATGCAGCCGAGCACTGGAACACCACAGTCGACGTCGCAAAGCAGTCAAACTGCAGCAACTGCATTGCCTTCGACGTGAGTCCCCGCATGCAAGAGTGCATGCCGCTGGAAGGCGACTTGGGTTATTGCTGGATGCACGATTTCAAGTGCCACAAAGACAGGACCTGCTATACGTGGGCAGCAGGTGGCCCAATCAAGGACGATAAAACGTCCAAGCAGAATCAGGAGAAAAGGGGCTGATTCGCATGGAGCACTGCACCTGCTACGACACCCTCGTGGTGAAGGACTTGAACCGCTGGTTCAAGGAGAAGTGGGTCGACGTCAGCCGTCGAGGTAAGGACGGTAAGCATCCGCCTTGCGGTCGCTCGAAAGCCAAGAAGGGGCGCAAAGGTTACCCTAAGTGCCGCCCGTCTGTGCGCGTCAGTTCCAAAACGCCGAAGACCAGCGGTGAAATGACCAGCGGTCAGAAGCGCGCGGCGACCAAGCGCAAGCGTGCAAAGAAGCAGGGTGTCGGTGGGAAGCCGACCGTCGTCAAGAGCGTGCTCGTTTTGAAAAATCCAGTCTCGCCTGAAGCCAAGCGTCACAAGTTGGAGTACGACACGAAGTACGAGTCCACGCCAGAGCGCGTGAAGTATCGCTCGGACCTCAAGCGAGAGCGTCGAAAGCGAGGTATTGAGGGCAAGGGTGGCCCCGACATGAGCCATACCAAGCGAGGTACGCTCGTTGCAGAGAGCCCGCATGCCAACCGAGCCCGACATTTCAAGTCGAGGGGTACGCTTAAGTCCGAAACCCTCATGGACCCCGCTGGGCTTGTGCTCGTCAAGAATGGCTGAAAATGTCTACGATTGGTGGGAAGACCTCTTCCTCGAAATGTTGCGTGTGGCGGAATTCAACGTTCATCAGATGGAGAAATACAGCGACGGCTCTCCTGAGGCGCTCTGTCTGCTGATGGAGGCTGCAGAGCAGTACCAATTCATTCGGCAGGCTTATTTCGACAGGTGCCGTGGGGGACAACATGCCGGAGTCCTCGTTTGAGCCGGCATGGGAAGCCTTGCACATCGAAAAGGCAATTCCACTCGCTGCTTTGATTGCAGCAGGCGCGTTTGGAGGAGTTGGCGCATACCAAGGTTACGGTGGGCGCTTCGTTAATCCAGAAACCGGTCGCCTTGACCCCGGCATACATGCAGGTGCAACGTTCCGAGACCCAGTCACCGCTGGCATTGCTGGAGAGCACGTCATAGAAGACCCGACTACGGGGCAACGTGTCGCCGGAGCGGCAACAGGTGCACTCCAAGGTGTGGGTCCGGGAGGATATGTTCGACTTACCGGTAAGGGTGTTCGTGCAGGACAGGGTGCAAGAGCGGCCGCTGCAGCGAGAGCCGGCCCTTCTGTTCGCTACACGGGTGGTGCTCGTGGCGCGGTGGGACGGGGTCTTTCTTCCGTTGGTGGTAACAAGTTTGTTCGTCACGGCGGACGCGCAGTTCAGGCACTCGGCCAGTATGGTCCCGCTGCAGGAGTTGCCCTGACCAATCTCCTCAATCCATTTGACCTCCCTCCAACAGATTCATCCTCATTCGGTGGACAGGAAGCCGGTCGGCTTGGTACCGCGGGCTTTGGGCAGGGTGGTACGGGTGACCTTGCGAACGTCAGCAGCAACGCCACGGCTGACCGAGTCATTTTTGACCCCACGCTCGCTCGGGGTAATCAGGCGCTGACCGGATTCGAGGGGCAACAGGAGTTTGGAGGATTCGGCGTCAAAACAGGTGAGAATATGCGAATTGGAGACCAGTTGCTCAAAGAAGTGAACACGCGAATGCACGAGATGCACCTTACCAAGAAGGACGTCTGTGCTACCTGCAACAAGAAAGACTGCCTTGGAAAGATGCACTGCATGGCCAAGGCCGACAAGAGCAAGAAGCCTGCGCATGGCATGGTCATCGTCATTGGCTCCAAGGCTGGACCCGGACCGTCGAAGAACGGCAAGCGGGAAAAGTTGGACTCCGAAAAGAAGGAAGACTAAGGCAGATGACTGCCTGCATTTGACCGGGGTGGAGGGCTTTGCCTCCCTCTCGGTCCTCCGCTCCGCCATTTTGGTGTACTTAAGTGGGTAGGGTGCCTGTTTAAGAGGCCCGTACTCGTCCGCCAATCAGGGGGAGAACAGCGTGAGCAACCTTGAACCACCTCGCGGAGACCAAGCAGAAATTCGATTGATGGGTCTGATTCTGACTCAAGCCGTCACCATCGGACTGGCCATCGCCATCTTCGATGCGGGCATCTGGCTTGAATTGGATGAGCCAAGTTTGAACGGTGTGACCTATGCTATGGCCGCTTTCGCTGTGCAAGGCTTGGCCTATTACCTGTTCAAGATGTTCTTTCAGCAGGGCATGGACGAGCGCGCACGTGCTTCGTCCATGGAACGTCAGCGCAAAAATCGCTACCGCTCGATGGAGATGACCTTTGACCGTCGTCGCCAAGACATGGAGATGCGCATGCAGGAGGCTCAGTTGGAGGCCGAACTTCAGTGGATGGAGAAGAATCCCGGTAAGACGCCCCCTTGGATTGAGGCAAGGTTGACTGGACGCACGTCTTCGACGGTTGACTTTGTTCCCGAAGAACCCAAGCCTACGGCACCACTCAGCCTTGGTCTGGACTTCACATCCGAAGAAGAAGCAAAGCGCGAGCGCGGGCCTGATGGGAAGTTCAAGAAGAAGGAGTGATGATGCGTGGGGCGCATCTTCAAGACGCCGTCGGACGATGCTGTTGAGGAAACGCTGCGCAGCATGCACATCGCCAACACCGTTGACGTGGCTTACGAGCGTGGCTGGGGCTGGCTCAAGGCCATTGTGTTTTCCATCATCACCGGTTTCACCATCAGTGGCATCGAGTTCTACAGTGATTGGAGTCTGTGGGAAGTCACAGGTGACTGGTTGAAGTTGAAACTACAGTCGTGGTCGGACAGTATTTTTTCGTGGAGGGACTGATTTGACGGCGATTGGTGGTACAGCACTCGTCGGAGGCATGGTGTTTGCTCGTGAATTATGGCATTACTGGAAACCGCGACGCGTCGGCGTCTATGGTCCTCCTCTGGTAGGCAAAACGACTCTTGACCGATACATGACCACCCCCGGAGAGATGGAGGAGATTCCCATTGAAGAACGCACCAAGCACTTCAAGGTGCCCGGTATCAACCGCTTTTTACTTCCTTCCCCAACGAGGAAACGCGTGTCGTATAAGGGCGATACGCGCGTTGTGTACTCAAGCGACATTGGCGGAGAAGAGCGGTTCTGGAACCTTTGGATTGACGACATGGTCAATCGTCAGGTTGAGTCAGTCGTGTTTCTTTTTGACCATCGCAGTGCGAAGGGCGGTGACCCCGCAATACAGGCCGTTGGCGGGTTCAAGTACCTCGTCGACGCTTTGCTTCATCGGCAGTACCGCTATCGCAACCTACGTTCTTGGATGAAGGGGAAGAAGTACGTTCCGAAGGTCATCATGCTCGTGGCAAATAAGGCAGACCATTGGTGGGATGAACAAGCCAACGTTCTTTGGCAGCAACAGCGGCTCGGTGAGCACAAGATGTACGACCCGTTCCGCGAAGACCTCGTCCGTCTTCAAAAGGCGGGGATTCCTACGAAGAGGGGTATGATGGCGACGCGCATTGGCTGGAACGTAGAAAATTCAATGATGGACCTCCTTACGATTTGAAGGTGAATATGATGATGAGCAAGCGATTTGGTGGATATGGGCAAGTGCCGCAAAGTGATGCAGGGCTTGCCACAATGAGTCAGGCCCATTTGGTGGCTCTAAGTCAGCAAGGGAACGCCAGTCACGAACAGTTGTTGGAGATGCAGGCCGCTCAGCAGGGTATGCGACAAATGGCAGGCAAGCAGAACATCGAAGTGCCAAAGGTCAACTTCTACCCCAGCCGACACCCTGACCCTCGTAAGGCTCGCAAGCAAGACATTCGTCAAGCGCGGAAGTTGCTCAAGCCGACCAAGCGCCCTTGGTACAACCCGCTTCGTTGGTTGGGCGGCCTCAAGTATCGGTATAACCGACAAAGCAACTTGTGCGTGGTCGATGGCTGCAATTGCGAAGAACTCATTCAGTACGACAATTTGTATGCCAAGATTACTGATGAGCAGACAGGCAAAAGTCTGTGGGAACTCTACTGGCGCAACCCGGTGACGCAGACACCTGAGCCCTTCGTGGCAAGAGAAAAGGTCACCAACGGTGCCAAGATGAAGGGGACGTATTGCCCTGAGCACTTGCACCTCTACCATTTGCTCTGCAAGTGGGAGTCTGAAAACGACAAGGACCACAACAAGACCAAGACCGGTATGCGTGAAATGGTCAAGAAAGGTGTTTCGACTGTGGCCGTTCCAATCGCTGTGGTTAGGAAGAAGGACAACACGCCTGAATTTCTCAAGAAGTACGAGTCGTTTTTCATGGAACTGGAGAAGGATTCCAAGGTGCAACCGGGCATCAATCTCCTTCACTATCAGAATCCAGAGACAGGTATCAATGACGTGACCATGATTGTGTTTGACCTCCGCTTGTTCCAAAAAGAAGTGCTGGCCACACGACCGCAGTTATCCGATGCCATCACCAATTTGGGCATCATGCAGCGCCCGGCTCACAACGTAGCGCAGAGCAATCCGGTCGTCGAAGCCTCTATGGCTCAGGCCGAACTGCCTCAAAGTGAGCCGGGACTGTTCACACAGTAAGGGAGGCGATGAAATGTTTGGTAATCAGCAGAACTCTGGGGCACTTAATTTGGGTGCCAGTGGGGGTATGCCTCAGTCGGGAGCAGGCTCTCAATCCTTTGGAAACCCATTCGCATCTCAAGGTGGTATGATGCAACAAGCGCAGCAGCATCCATTCATGGGTGGTATGGCTGGTGGTATGGGCATGCAGCAGGGCATGATGCAACAACCAGTGGCGCCGCCCAGTGAGATGGAAATTCAAATGGCGTTGATGCGCACGCTCGCTCCTATTGACCGCTTCATCGCAGGGGCCAGCATGGCCACACTCTTGCAGATGATGAATGACCTTGTGTCGTTCTCAGTGCTTGAGATTCTCAAGAACGCGGTGTTCACGATTGACGAAGACGAAGGCTCCATGAAAATGGACATCACGAGCCTACCATCCAACTTGCAGACCATGAGTGCGGAGAACGTTACCAGTCAGTTCAATTCTTTGAAGATGACCAGTCAGCAGAACATTCAGCAGGCTGAAATGCAGCAACAGCAAATCGCAACATTTGCTCAACAAAGCATGATGGGTGGCGCTCTGAGTGCCGCACTGGCTAATGACGGTTTCATGGACAAGGCTGGCGGTGCCGCAGGTACCTTCATGGGCAAAATGATGGGGATGAGATGATGATTCAGGATTCAATGTACGGCTTTGCTTCGACGACCATGGAGATTTTTGCACCTATGAAGAGCGTCATCATCGACATGGTGATGGTGCAACTGCTTTCCATCATCGTGGCACTCGGAGCCATTCTACTTCTGGCCTCGGGTCAATTAGACAGCGACACCATGGCTTATCTGGTGGCAGGTCTCTTTGGCGCGTTCTTCATGCTCGGCGGCATCTACTCTCGGATTTCCGAGATATGAGGTCCCCACTTCTTGAGCGGGCATTCGCTTGACGATAGAGCGGCTTTGACGCGCATCTGGCAGCCGCACTCTGTGCATCGACTGTAGACAGCATCCCAACTGGTGCATGAGCGGCACTTTTCAAGGCGCTGAGTTTGCACCATTTCGGGTACACGTCGCCGCAGCAACACGTCTCGCGCAGCCTTGCTCAGGCTTCTGGCGGTTTCAATGGACACCGGAACACCTCGGATTCGAGGCTGAGCGCGGGGTAGACGCATCGTCAAACCGAGGGCACTTGCCTTGAAAACCGTTATGATGGCCAAGGTCGTGGCCTAACGCATGGGGGCTGGGCGGCAGAACAAGCGGTCCTGCCCGTTTTGCCAACACGGAGACCGTGAAGAGTTGGAACAGAACATCATTGATGGCGTCGCAGACGTTCGCGTGATGGACAAAGACATGGGTTGGCGAGCCAATACGGCTGAGCGACATATGCGCAATCACGTGGGCGACTACCACGTTGGTGCAAATCACTCGTGCGCTGTGTGCACAGATGATGACCGGCGCATGTTGGAAGTCGCGTACTTTGAAGGTGAGCGGACGACGGAGGACATCGCGGCTGAACTGGAGTGCAGCGAAGAAGCGGTCTATCGCCACATGAAACAGCACTTTCAGCCACTCGTCAAGCAGAGTTCTGCGGCCATTGTGGCCATCAACGCGGGTCAAGAAATCAACATTCTACGTGAGAACGTTCAGAGCCTCAACGGTAAGTTGTCCCAATTCATGCAGGAAAGTAGTGTTCATGATGACGGCGTCATCGGCGACATGGTACGCTTGCACAAAGAGGTCCGAGAGACGCTGAAGGACTTGAGCATGTATCAAGAGAAGTGGGCTGAGCCGACGACAAATGTCGCCAATAATACCATCAATGTGTTGAAGGTGGAACTGGGTAAGGAGAGCCCGGACGTGTGGAAGCGCGTCAAAGCCAGTCTGATGGCCAGCGGGGACGAAGACGTGAACGCCGACATCCTCGAAATGTTGTGAGGTGAAATGAGATGCCAATGACGACCGGTTCTGATACGCGGATGTACAGTCCTCGTAGCGAGTCCAATCTTGGCTACTCCAAAGATGACGGTGGCTACGACCACGGCATCGGTGACCCCGAGGTCATGGAGCAGGTCCGCGACCAGAAGATGAAGGATAAGGAGCAGTCTACGTCGGCTGACGACCTTCCTCACCTTCAGTTGTCCATTCCCAAGCCCGAGCCACAGATGCCTCCTATGATGCCTGAGGAGGAAGAAGAGCCTCCAATGATGGATGACCAGTTCAGTGAAGGTCAGCAGTTTGGCGCCATGACGGGCATGCCCGACATGGGCAACCTCAGCATTGGCAATGCGACCGGCACCATGCCTGCCCCCGGCGGCATGTTGGCGACGGGTGAGCCGATGGCAGATGCGTGGTCTACGCTGATGAAGTCCCGACTCGATGATGCGGGCAAGGCTCGTCCGAAGAACTGGAGGCAGACTCAGTTTGAGACGCAGCCCGGTGGGGCTCAAATTGAGACGGCCACCAGTCGTCGTGCAAAGCAACAGTCCCGTGCGATGGGTGGAAGCAAGAAGCGGGGCCTTGACCGCGCTCCACTCAGTGTGCATCGCACGCATCTTGGCATCGACACCAAGCAGCCGCTTCGTATGTTTCCTCAGAAGTATGGTCATCAGATGGCCACACAGGCTCGTCGTAAGTTGATGGGTAACATCCCCGTCAATCCTGCCGGTCATGGTTTCGGCCCTGAGACGTCATATTCTCCGCGCTCACCAAAGGTTGCGAGCGGACAGGGTCTCAAACTCAGAGAGCCAACCACCGTGCGCGAAATGGGTCGCAACTTTGGAAAGTCACTCGACCTCATCAAAGAGGACATCGAAGACTTGCAGAAGATGCAGGATTACCTTCGCTTCACTCAAATTCGCCGCCTCCTCCGTCAATTGAAGGAGGCTGCTGAGCGACAAGAGCGTCGCCTCAAAGCGGCAGTGTCTGGAGGGCCGGGGAACAACCGCGAAGCGGGTCACCGTGAAGGGCAAGACAGCACGACCAAACCTGAGGGTGGGACTGAGAATCTGGAAGATGACCCCAAGAACTGGGGCGCACCGTCCACGATGTTCGTTGCCCGCGGAAGCGGGAGGGTTGGCTGATGTTCAAGGTGCATTTGCCCGCGACGTCGTACCTTCGCAAGCAGGTCCCCTTCTTTGGCACCAACCACTTTCTCGACGTGATGCGGGGCACCCCGCTTCTGAAGAGTGCTGGTCTGCTTTACCTTCGAGGACCGAATGGTGAGCCCGTACCTCACCCACCTTGGGCGCCAGAGAGCGCCGTCAACCCTGACCCAAACGTCCCAGACCACCCTCCGTGGAACCACCATCCCGAAACCGGTGAATTGCTCCCCGGCGGCATGCACCCAATGGACTACATGTTGGGTCAATTACAGGACATCTTCGGCTACACTCCTGAACGGGCGCTTGAGATGGCAAACGGTGCCATTGATGACTATAACGCCATACACGACGACACGCACGGAAAAGACCAGAGCAACCACTACCTGCCTCCGGCCGACAGTCCGCAGTGGCGAAAGGTGCACGTCGGACCGTACCACGACAAGAACCTGCCCGTTCACGCCCGCCAGTCTCGCTCTCAACGCATTGACGAGGCGTCCGGCAAGCGCCATCTCATCACCTATTCGATGAATCAGGGGAACATGGCTGGCGGTCAGACAGGGAACTGGATTGACGGTGGACTGGTCTACATTGGCAAGCAACTGGCCGACCGCCTCATTGCGGATGGAAAGAATCCGCAGGAAGTCAACTCGGAATACTGGGCACAGCACAGTGCGCTCAAGCCCGGCACGTTGTCTGGTGGATTGGTGAAGAGCGTCGGTCCAAGAGATTACAGAGCCTACGAGCGTACTGGTACGCTTCCACCCCACTACCTGAGTGAAGAATTGAAGCAAGCCCGCGCAGAACAGCGCTCGCATCCAGAAGTGCACGCGCACCAGATGGCCAAGTTGCTTCCTGACGTGTACTATCATCCCACCACGGCTCGGGTTGGTGGCCGCAAGAGCAAGGACGGCACGACGTTGCCGGAACGCATCGCCAGCGGCATCCGTGGCATGGGCGTTGCTGACGATATGAGCGACGAAGAGTTGCAGAAGTTGGCCAGCACCCGCGTCATGCGCATGCTGTTCCAAAGTGGGGGTCACCGTGTTGGCGTGCCCAGCGGCGACGGTGCAACGAAGAAGTTGACGCAGCAGTTGCTTCAGGCTATTGGCTCCGACCACAACGAAGAGTCGTTCGGCATTCACGCTGAACACGCTGCAGCGGCTGTGCAAGATGCGAGCAGCGACTTTGGTCGTAAAGCGAACAAGCACGCGGCAGACATTGCGGCGCACATGAGCCACGTGGCTGCGAAGTTGATGGACCAAGGCATGTCCGAAGACGAGGCCAAGGTCGAAGTCATGCGACGCGTGCGTGAAGCCGACATTTCTGCGGGAACGCGCTTTGGGCCGCACGAGGACCATGACGGTTTCCGCGAAAAAGCGGAGTCCATCATCGACGCCATGCTTGGTCGCACGGGTCATGAATCATTTTCCTTGGGCAGCATCCCGACACAGGGCATCCAATCGCACGGGCGCATTGCGTTTGGCGACTCAAAGGCGCCTGTGGTATGGGAGGACAGAATGCACTTTCCAAACGAGGTGGAGCCCATTGGCCGAAAGGAGCCTTCGCAACCTCTTCCCGAGAAAGCATCTGAAGGGCAGGTGGGTATCAGACGCCCTCTATCCGAACTCCGTGGCGATTTCTTGCAGGGAAGAGGCGCACCCGCATCACCTCAACTTCCCACGGCTCAGGCTCTTCCACCTGCTGCGCCTGTACCTCAGCCCCGCGTGGCTCCTGCTCCTCAAATCGCACCTTATCCGATGCGCCCGGCCACTGCTTTGGAGGAGCAGTATCAGCAATTCCGCGGCACTCCGCGTGACCAGACCTTCTTCGACATCGGCACTGGCTCGTTGGTGCAACGCTCAAATGATGTGGCCTCCGACCTCGACCTGTTGAGGAAGAAGATGGGCTACTTCGACGGCTTCTTGCGAGGTGAGTGGTGATGGACAAGGTCGCTGTTCGCAAAGCGGTAGGTGTCCAGTACCCCGTCACCGGTGCGCCAATTCTGGTTACCGGTGGTGGCGGCGGTCGGGGACGAGGCGCTGTCGGCGTCACTCGTGGGCAGCGTGCGCTCGGTGGACTTGGCATGCTCGCTGGTGCAGCGGGTGCGCTGACCGGCCAGCACCGTAGTCTCGGTGGGCTGGTCCAAAGCGCCATTTCGGGTGGTGCTCAGGGCTCTGCACTTGGTCGCGGAATTGGTCGAGGACTCACTACGCGCACTGGGCAAGCCCGTGCTGACCTTCGTGAACAGCGTCGCTTGGACAGGGCTACTGAGAGAGCGGCTGAACTTGAGCAGCCGTATCAGGAAGGGCGTAACCTCGGTAGTTTCGCTATGCTTGAAAACGATGACTCGGGTAAAGTACGTCGATTCGCAGGTCGGGCTGCGGCGGGTGTGATGAATCCGGGCGCGTACAATCGCCGCCGTGCGTTTGAACGGCAAGAGGCTCTTCGGCGCGCGAATGAGGCGAATGTTGGAGTCCGTCAACAGGCTCAACAAAACGTAGCAGATGCAGCGCAAATGAGCCGTGAAGGAGCACGTTTCAGACAGGCGCGTGCAGCGGCTCGTGGTGATGAGTTCGGTGCAGAAGATGCGCGTTATGCGCAAGTGGCTCGCAACTTCGGTAATATGGTGGGAGGAATGGGCATTGACGACTTGGAGCATCGAACCGCTGCAGCCATGGCCGCGAGGCAAGGGCCTACCAATGCAAGAGGAGAGGAAGTTGCTGTTCAACTACCCCCACTTCCTGCTCCTCCCGGTAGCGTGGCCAGTGGCAACGAAACAGCCGACCGTGTAGGACAAGGTGTGACGGATGCAACTGGATTCAACATGCAAACTGAGAACGAGCCCGGTGATGTTGCTGTGAGGCCTTCTCAACCAATGGGTGAGGAGGGGCAAGGCATCAGTGACTTGCAGACGCGCGCATTCAGTGGGATGAGCCAGAGCGAACAGCGTCGAAAAGAGGAGGAGAAATTTCGTGAAGCGCGGGCGCAGCAGAATCCTCAGAGTAGGCTCGTAGGGGTGGATTGATGTGGCTGACGTCAACAACCTCATTCACGACATGGACACGCAGATGTCCAAGAAGTCCTTCGCATACTTCTTCACGGACATTCTGGAGTTCGAGTTGTCCGACCATCACGAGGATTGGCTCAAGGGCTTGAACGAACACCGCTACTACTGCGTGAAAGCGAGCCGTGACCACGGCAAGTCCGTGTTCTTCATGTCCTACGCACTCTGGTTGGCGGCGTTCAAGCCCAACACACACGTCATGATTTTCTCCCACTCGCTGGAGCAGACGCTGGAACACATGCGGTTCATCCGCAACAACATTGAGTCCTCGGACATCCTCAAGGGCCTGAAGCCTGCGGGCAAGCCGTGGGCCAAGTCCTACTTCGAGTTCACCAACGGCAGCCGTATCATGGCCAAGTCCGTGGGCGGTGCAACCCGTGGGTTCCACCCCGACGTGGTCGTCTGCGACGACATTCTGTGGGGCACGACCAGTTCTGAACTGCAGCGTGCGGCCGACTGGTTCTACACCGTTCTGCTCCCTGTGCTGCACCACACAGGCCGACTGATGATGGTCGGCACCCCGTTCTCGTACAATGACCTGTATGCTGAGTTGGAGGACAAAGACACGTTCACCGTCGAGACCTATCCAGCGATTATGCCCAACGGCGAGCCGCTCTGGCCAAACCGATGGCCGCTTGATGCCCTCAAACAGCGTGAGGAGTCCATGCCTGCCATCAAGTTTGCACGTGAGTATCTATGTGAGCCGATTCACGACATGTCGAGCATGTTCCCGATGACGCTGCTGGAGAAGGCGCGCGACTCAGAACTGTTCTTGATGGACAGAGCAGAGAACGAATACGACGAGGAAGGCGAAGCCAGCGGCTTGTTTGGTCAGCACTTCATCGGCTGGGACCCCGCCATCGCCAGCGACTCGAACGCTGACTACACGGCCATGACCGTCATGCGCATGCCTCCGGGCAGCGAGCGGAAAGAAGTCGTGCACGTCGTTCATCAGAAGGGGCTGAACAGCACGGCGCAGAAGCGTCACATCATCATGCTCAACAACCGCTTCCAGCCCGACCTCATCGAGTTGGAAGGCAACAACTTCCAACGCATGTTCGAGGCAGAGTTGCGCGACATGCGCGAGGACATTCCCGTCAAGACGTTCATGACGACGCGTCAGAAGAAAGAGAGCATGTTCATGTCGCTGCTCATGGCTTTCGAGCAGGGCCACATCAAGACCCCGTGGGGTGACGAGCGAAGCAAAGAATTCACGCGCACGCTTGAAACAGAACTGAGCCGATTCGGCATGCAGAAGAACGGGCGCATGGAGTCCGTGGGCTCGCACGACGACTTGGCCGTCAGCCTCGCACTGGCCAACTGGGCGACCAAGGAGTTCAAGGGTAGCATCGTGATGCTCGACGATTACCTCGACGGAGTTGACGACTGGTTCGGCGATGCTCCTTCTCGCAGGGTTGCGGGTGCGTGGTTCACGGTATGACTATAGTGCACCAAAATGAGGGAACACCATGTGGCCAAGTCTGAGCGTAGGGGGTCCAACCCAGCACATCGACATGGGCCATGACCTCTTGTCGACCATCGCATCCAGTTTGACCGCGCACCCTCTGGTCGACGGCGACATCGCCAAGTCGATTGCATCTGAGACCGTCATCGTCACAGGAGAGCCCGCACCAGCGCCGCAGTATGCTCCCTTTTCACCAACTGGCGAAGGTTGGTTCGAGGACCGCATCGGTAAGAGTGCGTCGTCCATTATCCGAGATTTGCGTAAAGCGCGTCGCGTGTTGAAAGACGACAAGGAAGAGATTGATGCACTGATTCACGGGATTCGCACTCTCAAAGGAACGGAGGTCGAAGCGACGCTGAGCCTCTTCGACTGGGCTGGACCGCACGCAGATACCATGCGTAAGATGGGGCTGTCCAACAAGGACTTGCGCTCGCTGCGCTTGTTCGGCAACACCCGTAAGTCCAGTCTCGTGCGAGCCTGCAACGTTTGGGAAGCGGCTGAGGATGCGTTAGAAAAATTGGACGAGTTCGCTGACGTTTGGGGTGAAGAAGAGCGGCAGGCGTGGGTCGGCGCTATGCAGCAAAAGCAGGACGCTCGCAAAATGTGGCGCACAGCGCTGCACCAGTTTGACTCCTTGACCAAAGAGCAGCAGAAGTGGATGCAGATGGCTAAGGCTGAGATTGACGAGAAAGGTGCTATGACGGCTCGTGCCATTACCAGCAACCTCGTCGAGAAGGGCGTCAGTCGCATCACGGCCGGTCGCTTGTCCAAGTTGCTCAACATGTATGGTGAGGAAGTCAACATCGTCAAGGGTCATCGCCGAGGAGAGTTCATCTCCATGACGCGAGAGGGCCTCATTCTGAAGGACCCTTGGGCCTACGCTGCGGGCTTCCTCGACGCTGACGGTTACATCACCATTACCGAGCGCGGTGAGCCGCGCGCTGGCTTCATCGCTACGGGCGACCGAGGGCGCATGCACTGCGAACAGTTGCACAAGAACATTGGAGCCGGCATTCTGCAACTGGACCAGAAGGTCTACTCGGACACTCAACGGAGTCAGCACCGCGTGTCGTTCTACGCAAAGGACGACTTGCACAAGTTGTTGGACGGCATCACCCCTCATCTGCGTATGAAAGACATGCAGGCGAAGGCAGTGAAGGCTTACATCCGTGAAGAGAACCCTGTACGAAAGACGCAGTTGAAGCGACTTGTGCAGTTCTCGAACCGAGACGGAACTGCCAAAGGTGAGGACTCGTTGCGAGAATGGGGAGTCGACCGCGATACGGTCATGAGTTGGGCGGAGGGTCTGTGATGGCGGAGAAGAGTCGTGTCGGACGTTTGCTCGAATCTGTGAGTGCTCCGTTCCGTCGCAGGACGACGCCTGAGCCTCAGATGCCCCTGTGGACCACAGGCATCCAAGAACCTGTCCTCGTGCAAGGTATCACTATCCCTGCACTGTATGCCGTGGCCAGTGAAAACCTCATCCTGCGCACTGTGCTTAGCACGCTTCAGCAGGAAATCTTTCGCCGTGGCTACCGTTGGGAGAAGAAGTTTCACAAGAAGTGTACGGAATGCGACAAAGAATACCAGCACGACGTTGAACTCTGCAACGAATGTGGTGGAGAAGTGCGTGACCCTGAGCCCGACCAACTCGTTTATGCTCGCTGGCTTCTTGAGCAACGCAACTCTATGGAACAGACTTTCATGGATGTTCTGCGTGAGATTGAGTACGACCTCAACATCACCGACGATGCTTTCCTCGTCCTCATCAAAGAATACTTCATGGACCCTGAGACGAAAGAAATGGCCTTCTATCGCATCAAAGAAGTCGTGCGTGGCGACCCTATCTTCATGCGTATCATCGCCGACAAGCGCGGTGTTCGTGGCGGGCGTTTCCGGGTTTGCCCCATTCACCGCACCGAGGTCAAGGCGTATTCCGAGAACGACAAATTCTGCCCGACGTGTGGCACTGAGATGGAAGACGTGCATCACGTCAACACGGCTGGGAGTGGCAAAACGCAATACTACCTCAAAGGCGAAGTCATCCACGTCAGCAAGTACCAGCCGTCGAAACTCTACGGCCGAAGCCCTGTCTCAACGCTCTGGCGACAAGCCATGACGTTGACCGCCATGGACAATTACATGTACACGGCCTACTCGAAGCGTCGCATTCCTCGTGGAATCTTGAGCATCACCACGGAAAACCTTGAATCCATGAAGTCGTTTTGGAAGGCGACGGATGAGAAGTTGGAGCGCGACCCGCACTACATCCCTAAGATTGCTACGGAAGGTAATGGTAAGGGTGGCGTGAACTGGGTCAAGTTGATGGATTCTCTGGAGGAGATGCAGTACATCCCTGCACGCGATGAGATGCGCCAGCGCATCGCCGCATTCTACGGTGTGTCGAACGTGTTCATGATGGACACCGGCAAGTCCGGCGGCCTGAACAACGAAGGTATGCAGATTCTGGTGACCAACCGTGCAGTTGAGTTTGGTCACAAGGTCTACACCGAGCATCTTTTCCCGCGCATGGTTGAACAGATGGACGTCAGCGATTGGAAGTTGAGCCTCTATCCCAACGAAGAAGAGGACGAGGTCACACGCCTACGGCGCGATGAGATGGAAGTCAACATCGCGCAGCGCATGATGATGATGGGTTATCAGCCCACGCTGGTCGAAGATGCCAGCCGAGACATTCGCTTCATCTACAAGCAACCTGAGCCGGGCGCACAGCCACCGCCGCAGGGTCAGCCCATGGGTGGTATGCAAATGGGTGGAGGCATGGGCACGCCCGGAGCCTTGCCCGGTCGGAACATTCCGCCGCAACTCGCTGCTCAGATGGGTCGTCAAGCACAGGTCCCCGGCGCGGCTAACCCCGGCGGCGAGGGCTTCGGTCTGAGGAACCGCGGTCCCGCCAGTCCACAGAACCGCACCAGCATGGGTGCGGGCGCTCCCTTCTCCAGTGTTCAGCAACGAGGCGCCCCTATGGGAGGCGTCGAACAGGCTGGCCAGAGCATCCTTGACGCTCGCCGTCCTCGGGGGGCTTGACGCAGGAGCATTTAAGCCGACAGCGGTGGTGGGGATTCGCATGGACCTGAAGAAGTTGGACCCAATGGCGCGCAAGATGCGCACTCACGTTGATGGTTTCTATAAGGCGCTTGAAGAGCAAGACACCGTTTCGGCACGCGACCACATCAACGAGGTGCTGAAGTTCGCGGACTACCTTGGAAGGGACATCGACAGTTCCATCGTCAAAGCCAATGACCGCCGCATCGGCATCAACGACATTTACGCTGGCGGCGTCCCCGTCCGCAAGATGACCAGTGAGGTGCACAACGTACACGCGCCCACCGAGAACATTCTCCCCGGCATGGTTCGTACCAACCGCGTGGGCATGGTCAACCGACGTTTGTCCAACCGCACCATCTGAGGTGAGCGCGTGACTGAGGGAGAGGGAAACACCGCTGAGCGCCTCATGGGCGCCCTCATCAGCAAGATGGAAAGCATGGACAACAACATGCAGGTCCTCAAGGCTGAGAATGAAGAACTCAAGCGTATGATGCGCAATCCGTCTGCAATGCTTCGCAAGGCTGGCTTCGTGTCGGCAGCAACGCAGCGCCCTGAAGACGTGCTTCAAGATGGGTTCCGAGGAGAAGTTGATGACTTCATCCTCAAGGGTCAGGACGGCTCAGACATTGATGTGCCAACTACCAACGCAGATTTCCACAAGATGGACTGGTCCGACATTCACGCTCTTGCTGACCAAGCCAAGGAGTCTGGGGCCATCGGCCAACCAATGGGAATGGAGTGAGAAAAATGCGTCCACGATACGAAGCCGGAAGCGACAAAGCCACCGAACTACTCAAGGCAGCCAAGGCCCTTGAAGACCGTATCGCCAAGAAGGAAGGAAGCATGCCCGCCTACGAACAGAAAGAGGGCTCTACGATTGGCCAGACTCAATTCATGACGCAGAGCGGTGGGAAAGACAACGTGCAATCTGCACATTACTACACCAACAACTCAGTCCCTGAGGTTGAAGACGTGGCCAACAAGGGCGCCATCTCCGAGAACAGCGACGTCTTGACCAGAGAGTCGCCTTACTACCCAACTGCATTCAGCACGACAGGTGCTCTTGAGAACTTCAAAGGCGGTGACGGTCCAACCATGACCGACGTGAAGAAGTCCGTGGACCGTTTGTCCAGCCGTCTGAACTGAGCGGCTGGTGATGACGGATGCGAGACGGTCCCCTCGATTCCCTCGACAGGGCAAGGCAGACCTTCACCGCCTCACTGCTCGACGGCATTGGGAAGGCCGATGCCGGCGCAGACTTCTTCCTCGCAGTCGTGAACGCAGAGCGCCACGGCTACCTCCTCGACGCTGGCGATGATGCACTCGTCAAGATGTTCCACGCCGTCATCCGCAAGGAAGACGAATCCCAGACCACTGGCACACAGGGCGCGGTGAGTCTGGAGGCTGAGGCTGAAGCAGGTCCCATGGTGGGCTCTGGCCTTGCGCAGTCGCAAGTCGGTTATGCGCTGAGTCACGGTGCCGGCATGGGCTTGGCCGACAACCCGTCCTATGACGAAATGCGCGTCGTCCCTCCTGAGCCCGGTCAATCGCTTACTGGTCGTGGGTTTGAGATGGTCGACGGCAACGCCGAGGACCCCTACCGAACGCACGACCCGTTGGGCTCCGCACAGTTCAACCCACTGCACGACCGCTACCACGAGCATGTCGCGGACTTTTACAGCAGCGGTCAAAGCGAACACGACAGTGCGCGTGAGGCCGATTGGGAAACGCATGCCCGTGAAGGTGACCACCGCTTCATGCTCAAGCCTCACCACTACGGTGAACTGGACACTGAATACGCAACCAACCATGGTCTCTACGACGAGAACTACCTGAAATGGTCGAGAGGTCAAGGGCAAGAAGCGTCCAGTCAAATTGACGACGCTGTCGGTCGTGGCGAACTCACGGTGCAGCAGGGCGAGCAAGCGAAGCGTGATGCTCACATGAATCAGCGCAAGGCTGAGTGGTCACAGGATTTTGGTCTGATGGACTACCTCATGGGGCTTGAGTGGCTGACGCCTGAGCAGCGGCACGATTTCTACGAGCACTTGCGCGAACACGGTGCTTCCAAATCACAGAAGCCGTTCAGTGTCCCCGGTATAGCCAACGGGGCCAATCTGATACCTCGCTTTGTTCGCAACTTTCACCAACGCTTTTCTGGACTTTACGACCACTGGGTGCGTCCGGTCGGCATGCCAACTGAGCCTGTGATGAATCGACCCATCCGCCTACCTGAGAAGGCTGAGTACGTCGAGAAGGTGCACGGGCTCAGCGCCATGAGGAACCATAGCACAGCAGGTAAGGAAGGTAATGCTTGGGAGCGTGCCGTCAAGGAGTACAACTTGCGTTTGCAGGAGGATGCTCGATTGAACGGCTATCAACTGCAACCTAAGGACCTGCTTCTTACCAGTCAAACACCTCACATCACACAGCATACTGATGGCACCGTCAGCGTCACTCACCGCTCGACGGAACCTCGAAAAAGAGCCGATGGAAGCATGGAGCCGGGCGTTGCACCTTCCTACTTGGTGATGGCTGCGATGTTGGGTGTGGACCCAGAAACTCGGAAACTTTTGCCGGCCGGCGCACCACATTACTTGGGACTGGGCGGCGGTATGTTTCACAGTCGACCCGACAAGGTGTTCACGCAAGACGAGATTGACGAAATCTTCCGCACTCGTGAAGAATCAGCCAAGGAGGTCGCGGCTGCCTCTCGCATGGCGACTAACCACGGTATCTTCCATTTCGGCACGCATGTTGACCCGGAACACTACGGCTATGCGAACGGCGACCACACGACGTTGGCCACGTTCTGGAAAAAGCCATGGATGCGTGGCGGTATGGGTAAGCGCCCCAACGAACTGTTCAACCTGCTTCACCATCACACGAAGTTGTTCGATTCAGAAGAAGTTGAACTCCCTCCCGACGAAGAGGCGAAGGCGCTGGCCGAGTTCTATGGTGAAGAGTTGGTGCCTCAGACCACGACACAGTTCAACCCTGTCGAAGCGCGAACTGGCGTTGCTGGGCTTCGCGGAAAGCAAGAAGACAGCCTGATGTTTTCACGCACACGCACTGGTATTAGGACACGTCACGAAGATGACGGGGCCTCGATGGTCCCCTTCATCGGGCCGTTTGGTCAGCGCGAAGCGCAACTGTTCCGCATGATGCAGGGTAAAAAGTTGGTCACTGTTCAAAATGTAGGGCAAGGTACCGCAGATTCAGACCCAAGAGGGGAGCCGACTTATGCTGACGCGGGCTCGACCATGAACCCGCACAACGTGTCCGTGTCGTCGCGCATCAAGGGCTCAGGTGGCCAAAACGCACACTATAACCGCCACGCGACCACGGTTGACGGTGCATACCACAACACGTTGGCGCGTGAATACCATGATGCCCGTGAATCTGGCGACAGGGAGGCTGCGGAATTGGCTCATCAACGCAGAACTGGGAAAGAATCAGAGCACTTGACTGGGCAGAACCCCTTCGGTGTTGCAGGTGGTGCCTACAACGAGGAGACGTTCGACAAGCATCACAGTCAGCATCATCATGCCATTGCGACCATGATGGGCTTTGCTCGTGCCCCCATGGACCCGCAGCAGCACGTCTTTCATTTGACCGATGACCGCGGTCGCCTTACGTCCAGTCTGGCGGACCACGACGCGCAGATGGAGGAGTTGCAGCATCGGGATGAGCCACCTGCCTCCGCAGACCTTGCACGCGAATTGGCGGCACTGGACGCTGAGTTTGAGCAGCGCATGCGCGTCGCTCCTGAAGGTCGCCAGCAAGAGTTGGAAGAAGAATACGCTCGTCGCAAAGAGCGATTGCACTCGACTCACGAGCGCCGCATGTACCGCTTTGGCGAGGCGCCTCTGGACGACGACCCCGATACTAACGTGATGGTCAACTACGGCGTCAATTTCCCTGCAGGCACCGCTCCTTCCGGTGAGTTGGAGCCACGCATCAGCGAGGCTCAGCCTGCGACCGAAGACCAAGAGCGTTACTTCATGCTCGCTGAGCGTGTCGGAGCGCTGCAGAATGAGATGGCTCAGGCTCAGAGCGAAGGTGCGACGCGAAGTCAACTTCAGGCTTACCGCGACCAGATGTCCGAACTCAACGAGGAGTTGGCTCGCCTCGAAACAGGGCTGTCTGAGACTGGTTCTCAGGTGACTGCTACACTCAGTCCCAAAGCAGGTCAGGCTCATCGAAAACGCAACGTCCTCGCCGACCGGCTCCGTGCTGACGACCACGCCATCGGTCAAGCCGTGCGGCACATTGTTGACCGCATGGACCCCGAAACGCGGGACCACATCCTCAACCCCAACTTGCCTCACGAAACGGTCGAGGCCAACATGCGCATGCTGGCTCGCATGGGCAACGAGTTCCTTCACGCCGCTCCTCACGGAACGCACGGCATCCACACCATGGGTACGACCGAGCATGAGGTGGGACAGAAGCGTCACGCTGGCCTTGGTCATGAAATCAAGAGCCTTGGGCATGAGCACGGAGAGCCGTTCGAGTTTGACCCCATGGCAGACGTAGGAGAGACGTTCAACAATATGCTCCAGCATCTTGGTCTCGACGCCAACTCTCCTCACGATACGAAGTTGGCAAGCGACTACCTGCAAGAGGTCATCATTCCACGAATGAGTGCGGGTCTGCCGCCTGCGCCTGTGATGTCCGTGCGCCAGTTGATGGAGAAACTGCACCCTGACCGCGACATCGCTGCCGAGGCTGAGAAGATGAAGAAGCAGCGCGCTGCTATGGACGTGCAACTGGATGTCGGTCGCGTTCACCGCACCATCGGCTATCAGGCAGATGAGCGCAACCAGCAATTGGGTATGCAGTTCACGCAAGCGTATAACGCGGACTCACGGCGCAGTGAATACGAACCTCTGACCAAGAAGCCTGCTGGCGGCGGCAACCAGCGCGAGCGCAAGTATTGGAACACCAAGCAGCATCTCGACAGCCTCGTCACCTTCCTGCCCGAAGTCGAGGCGGCTTCGTCGGTCACGGAAACGAAGCGCGGTAGAGCACCCGTGCCGGTCGATGCAGCGGGTCCGCATGGGCACTCAGTCCACAGTCTGTACAACTCCTCGGGCTTGGCGCACGAATACGGCGACCTGTTCCATCCGAACTTCAATTTCCGCATCGGATTCGACGGCGAGGTCAGCATTATGCCGAGTGCGCAGGGCATCCCCATGCGTCTTGTCCAACCCACGGAAACCATTTGGAATGCCGTCGCCCCTGCCGCATGGATGCACATGCTGAAGCATCCTGACCACGCCGGTGCTCGTACAGCACTCAACACGCTTGAGCGACAGGCTGCTCACACGAAGCCGACGTCGACAGGGCTTGCACGCAATCAGGGGAGCACGAACTCGGTGAAGTCTGAGTTGGGGCTGGCCGACCTGACCAACCCAGACATCATCCGCAAAGAGTTGGGTCCGAAAGTCCCCTTGCTCCAGCCGATGCACCGCATTTTCAAGTTGGAAGACTTGGAGCATCTGCGCGGTTTCACAGGTGACTGGATTGTTTCGCACATGCCGGAAGGCGAGCGAGGCTTTGTTGAGAAGGACGATGACGACGACATCACGTCGACGTTCTCGCTGTCCGACGAGGACAAAGAGAACTTTCAGAAGGTCACCGACCACGAGTACAAAGCGGACGTCGTCAAGTTGGAAGACGGCTACTACATCTTCGACGTGCTTGAGTTTGCCGGCAAGGAAGTTCACGACGTACCCCTCAACGACCGCATCAAAATTCTACGTGGCGGCATGGAAGGTATCGACAACATTCACACGCCGAGCGCCAGCGACACACGCCTAACCGACGACGAGGGTCTGAAGTTGGCCGTTGAGTCGTTGCAGAAAGACCATGAGAACATTCTGCTCCGAGACGCGAAGTCGGTCTACATGGCTGGTGAGATGCGTCATCCCAAGTGGGTCATGCTACGTCCCGGCCAAGACGTGGTGCTCCGTGTGCTTGAGCGACGGGGTGTAGGTCCCTACACGTACCGTCTCGGCACTGGCCCTATTACACGTGAAGAGGCCATTGGCAGCCGCGCGGTCGAGGCCGACGGCGACACCTACATGGATGTGGGCGCAGCGTTCAACAGTCCTGAGAAGTTCAACGAAGGTGACCACGTTCGCGTCAACGTCGCCAACGTCAGTCGTGTTGAGAACTCAGTCGAAGACCCAGTGTTCACCATCATGGGCTCTGAGATTGAAGGTGAGGCCGAGGGCGAGCCTCTGGTCAGCCGCGAAACGCTGGGTCTTCTGGCGAAGTCAGTCGGACCGCAGTGGCTTTGCGAAGTCGAGCGAGCCAGCACAGGCGTTCGTGTCGTCATGCCGCAAGGCGACGTGCTCTATAAGGCGACAGAATCTGGTGGCATGTGGACGCTGCATAGTCCCTTGGCCGACAACCGCTACATCATTCGCCTGTCTGAAAGTCAGCGACCTTACTGGGGACCGGTAGCAGGCGCTTTGCTCAAGGCTAACCTTGAAATCAAAGAGGAGGTGCATGAATCCGAAGAGGAGGCTGAACCTCTCATTGAACCCAAGAAGGTCAAGGACACTTCTTGGTGGGACAATCGTCAGAAGGCCAAGGTGCTCGTCAAAGGTCTGGAACTTGTCGACCGCTTTCTCAAGAGTAGCATTGGTGCTGTAGGCGCAGCCAACGCAGGTGCGAAGGGTCTGGGCTTTGACTACGCAACACCCATCGAATCACCCATGGGTCCGACCAATCTCCACGATGAGAAGACCATGCCCGACTACGACAACCGAAAGCGCCCCGGAGAAGACGAAGACATTGAAGAAGAATCGGAAGACTCCGAGCCTCCCAAGCGCATGAGCGTGCCTACAGAAGCAGGTGTTTTGGACATCACAGAAGACAAGGCCGTCCTTCGTAGGTAGTTAAGTAGAATGACGACAGGTTCTGAAGACAATGGCCACCGCCGCGCTGAGGACCTCCGCCGTCAACCACGGCGGGAGCATCAGCATCCTCAAGGCGGCCGATGACCTCGTCATCGCTGGCTACGCGTCTGTCGAAATGGTGGACAAGCAGGGTGACCTCATCACCCGCGGCGCTCTCCGTGACGCCTTTGACGGCTTCATGAAGGCGGATGGTTTCCGCAACGTGCAACTCGCTCACTCCAACATTCAAGTTGGAAAGGTCATCCCCTCCTACGTGGACTCAGATGGCCGTGTTTGGAAGTCCGGTGTCGACGACGCCGGCATGTTTGTCGTCATTCAGTTGCGCGACGACATTGAGAAGGCGCGCGAAGTCGCGTCTGAAATTCGCAAGGGGGCTCTTCGTGGCTTCAGCATCGGGGGACAGGCGTTCAAGCGCATGCGCAAGAGCGACGCCAGTCACGGTGATTACACCGAAATCTCGAAGTTGGAACTACACGAAGTGACCATTTGCGAGAAAGGCATCAATCCTGAGGCCACATTCCGAATTTTGAAGGAGGACACCACAATGACGAACGAAGACAACGTACTGAACGACCTTTCCGGCGTGCTTGACCGGCTGAACGGGCGACTTGATGCCATGGAAAAGGGAATGCCTGAAGGCTTGAAAGAGCACATGGAAGGCAAGAAAAAGGACAAGCCTGAGTCCGAAGAAGACGAAGGCAAGGAAATGGCGAGCGAGGACAAGAAGGAAGGCATGTACGGCGGCGCTCACAAGATGGCTCACGGCGATATGGCCAAGGGCGAATACAGTGACGTCATCTCCAGCGAGTACCTCTCGTGGATGGAGGACACTCTGAAGTCTCAGGGCGTCGACACCATGGCGGCTCGCGCTCACTTTGACGACATCTCCAAGGCCAACCTCGGCTCCACGCCCGAGGCCATTGGTGACGGTGCCGAATACTTCGCTGGTCAGGTCAAGGGACGTGCCCAAGAAAGCGGCTCCCCTTCCACCAACGCCGTTGGAAAGTTGAACTCCGGCGGTAGCGGCGAAGTCTCCAAGGGCTACCTCGCTCCGGCTGACGTCAGCGCTTCTGACCTCGAAGCCGCTTACGAAGTCTACAAGGCTGCGGCCATCGAAGAGCAGTTCAAGGGCAACCTCGGACAGGTCTTCGCTGACCGCCTCGCCAAGGAAATGAACGCTGAGGCTGAGGCGCGCGCCGCATCTTCCTTCGACGCTCGCACCCCACTGGCAAACATCGAAAAGGCGCTGAGCGACCTCAGCACCCGCATCGACAACATCGGCTCCACCGCTGCTGAGGCTCCGGCCATCCGCAAGTCGGTTACCACGGTCGAGGTCCCGTCTACTCAGGACCTCGCCAACATGGGTTGGGACGAGGTTCACCGCCTCGCCGGGAGCGTCTTCGAGGCTTGAGCCTCGGACAAACAGAAATCATGGAGGAATGAATCATGGCACGAAACTACATGCGAACAGTCAACGACATGGAGCGGTACTACTACGGGGCAGGGTCCTCGATGGGCTACTCCTACTCCGGCAGTGAGTTGCTGAAGGCGGACGCTCCGCTCCTCAGCACCACGGCTGGTACCTACCAAGCCATCTACGGCCGCAAGGTCTGGAGCCAGTTGAACCAAGAGTTCAACGCCTTCTCCATCCTTCCCAAGAAGCCTTGGGACCGCAGTGGATGGCGCGTCGTCACCGCTAAGCCTTCCAAGGTTGTTGGCGGCGGCATCGCTGAGAACGGCACTCTGCCGGACACCACCAAGCCAACGTTCCAGAACGTGGCTGCAAAGCCCAAGACTGTGGCTCACTCCTTCGACATGTCGGAGACGGCCATCTTCCTCAACGACAAGGACGACGGTCTGGGCGACATCCGCTCAGTCCTCAAGGAGGAAATGGGCAAGCACCACGCAGAGCACATCAACGACATGCTCACCGAGGACGTCACCACGGTTGCGGGCAACGACATTGAGTCGCTCGACCGCATCACCACGGGCAACAACTCGATGACCTCCGGTACGCACTACGACACCAACGACGAGGACCTCTACTCCATCGACCGCAGCGCCAACACGTGGTCCTTCGCCGAGGACTCCGCTGACTCAAGTTCCACCAACCGGACTCTGAGCCTCGACCACCTTGACGAACTCTTCCGCCTCATTTGGGAGCGCGGTGGCAACCCCAAGGTCATGCTGACCGGGTACGACACCCTCATGCGCATCCAGCAACTCCTGCAGGCGCAACAGCGCTTCATGGAAGAGAAGCGTGTGGTTCCCACCTACAACGGCGTCAAGGGTGTCCCCGGTATCGAAGCCGGGTTCATCGTGGCGACCTACAACGGTGTCCCCATCATCCCCACCAAGGAAATGGCCAGTGACGGCATCAGCCGCATCTACATGATGGACACGGACTACCTCTACTTCAGCACCGCCAAGCCGACTCAGTACTTCGAGTCCGGCATTGAGACGGGCGACCCCTTCGCCATCAACCGGCTCGGTCAGGAAGGCCTGTACCGCACCATGGGCGAAGTCTGGACCACCTTCTTCGGTGGACAGGGGAGCATCCGCGACCTCAAGTGAGGGCGTGCTGAAGAGAACACATGGAGGAATGAATCATGACTACACGAACGGCAGAAAACAAGCAACTGACGATTTCTTACGATGACGGTGATTTCACCAACGGTACGGTTTCGGTTCTCTTGGACCTCGACATGCGAACGGGCACACCTGTCGATGAGACTGGTTGGCTCAGCGGCAACACCGGAGGTTCCTACCCCGGAAGCCTGACGGGCTTTACCGCCAGCAACGCTGACGGAAACGCTGTCGGCAGCATGCGCTTGGTGACCATCGCGTTCACCTTGGCCGACGCTGCTGAGCAAACGATGACCATCAGCGCAGGCGCCTCGAAAATCATTGGTGTCCTCGGACAGACGTTCGCAGTGGCAGACAAGACTCTGTCCGCCACGTTCACCAACACCGGTACCGCCCCAGCGACCAAGACTGGGGGTTCTCTCCCGGCCATCGTCCTTCACGGCGAAGCGGCTGGCGCAGGAACTGTGACTGTCGTCATGCTGAACTGAGGTGAGCCTTCGTGCCCACCGTGACCTACATTGGCAGCCGGGTCTACCGGAAGAAGCCTGACGGCACCGGAGTACTCTGGCCACGCGGCGAACCTGTTGAGGTTTCGCAGGCGTATCTGGACGAGCATCGTGTCGCCATCTGCACTAACCCAACCGCCTTCCTCGTTGAAGGCGACGAGGGCGTGACGGTGGACGAAGGCTCTGACGGCCTTCCTGACGCTGGCTGGACCAAGAAGGACATTACCGCATGGCTCGTTGAGCGCGGTCAGACCGTTGGCGGCTACGCCACCAAGAGCAAACTGCTCGCCGCGGTCGAAGGCGTCCTCAACCCCGCTCCGGCTCCTGAGCCCGAAGCAGCACCTACTCCTGAAGTCGAAGAGGCTTCGGAAGAACTTACCACGGAGAGTGAATGAAAATGGCAGTAACGATTGACCCCCGACCAACCTACTTTGGCGACCGCATGGTTGTGACCGGCTCCTACGCTGCGTCCGATACTACGATTGAACTGGGCAGCCTTCTCATCAGTGTGGACATGGCTGTCGTCACCCCCACCGGTGCTTTGGCTCCTCAGACTCTTGAACCCGGAACTGCGGCTGACCAATCTGATGCCGCTCCCTTCACTTTTGGTGAGTTTGCCACCGTTAGTGGAACGACGATTACCGTCAACACCCCCGGTGCGGCTCAGGCTACCATTGGTGGCACGTTCATGGCCATCGGTCGCCGCTCCTGAGGTGACTGAGTGTCCGACACCAAAGTGTTCGAGTTCAAGCCTTCCGATGCGAAGGAGACTGGGGCATCTGTGGCTGGCGGTGTCCAAAAGGTACTGGACGATTACACCAACGGCAAGACCGTGGAAGGTGTTACGTCCTACCTCATGCTCGGCAATCTTTACGTTGTGGTCGTCACCTCCTGATTCATAGGGGGTGTGCGAATGGACGACTTCGGTAGCCTCGGCCTCGACGACATCGAGCGGATGCAGAAGCGAGGCATTCGCCTCAACGAAGGCTACGGCGCTTCAGTCCGAACCAACGAGGACAAGCCCCTTGAGGGCGTTACCTTGAAGCAGCGCAACCGCAACCGTGCTGCAGGGGACGTTCTCAACATCGGTTCTGGTACTCGCTGCAAACACTGCGGGATGCTGTACTTCTGCTGGGTCGACACCTGTCGCACGTGCGGGAAAGCCATGGACTTCAATCTGGGAGTGAAGCAGCACTGAGGTGAAAACATGCCTGTCGTCTTCAGCCCCGGTGAGCCAGAAACTCGTCCACTCGAACCCTCGGCTGTCGTCTACACGACGGGTAACAAGGTGGGCGAACTACTCGGCATCGCAGCGGGAGAGCCTGTGATTGCTGCTGCAAACTCAGCATCGACCGGTTTCTACATCACAGGTACGGATTTCCGTGAGCACGGCTTTGAAAGCGGCGATACCATTCTCGTTTTCAGCGACCTCGACCCTCTGGGTACAGAGTTCACCATTACGACGCCTGTAGTCGAGGACGTTAGCGGTACGAAATACGTGAAGTTGCCCACCACCGTCAGCACCCATTCCAACTACACGACGACGGCCAACACGGAGATTCAGAACCTGACCATCTTCACCAACGGCAAGAGTCGCGGCGTCAAGAAGAGTATTGTCGAAGACCACATTCGCCGCATTCAGGACCGCATCGACAACTACACGCACAACGCGTGGAGGCCCTACCTCGTTGCGGCAGAGTACATCAACTTCGACACGTACAAGCCCTACCGACGCCGATACTTCACAGATTACGTGGGCACAGCCCCACTGCTCTTCCGAAACGTTCAGCAGATTCTGCGCATCGAACTTTGGCAAGGTGACGACTACCGAGAGATTTGCGGTGCAGAGGCCCGCATCGAGTTCAACGACGTGAGCAACCTTGCCTCTTCATCCATCTTCATCTCACCCGGCAACGGCAGCGTTGCCACGCTCGCTCAAGGCACCGGTGCGACTCAGTGGCGTGACGACTTTGATTCTACCACTGTCGCTCAGAACTTTGCTGACCTCATCAACAAAGAGGACCGCGTCAGCAAAGCCGTTGTCGACTTCTCACCCGCGTTCACTCTTGAGGGCTCGACCTCAAACGTGGCAGTCCACAACGAGTTCTTGGCATCAGCCAACAGTGACTACGGTACGGGCGTGGTGAAACTTACGAGCATGCGCGCCGTCAAAGGAGGCGAGAAGTGCAGTATCGTAACCAACTCCAGCGACATCACCATTGACCAGACTCAAGGGAACTCAGCGACCGTGTCCTCGGCTTCTTCGGGGACTATCAACGTGGACTCTACGACAGGGTTCGTGGATGCAGGTGTGGCTATTAACGGAGCCATCGTGTTTCGCTACACTGGAAAGACGGGCACATCGTTCACTGGGTGCGCCGACGTAGTTGGTGACCACACGGCAGTCAGCGGTACTATCACCCAGCAATCTCTGCTTCTTGATTTGCAGGGTGGCAGTGCCAGCGGAGACAGCGCTCGTCTGCGCGACTGGTGGCTTGACCACGAAATGGGCATCATTTACTTCAACAACTCGTACCCTTTCTTCGAGTATAACGCCATCAAGGTGTCCTACATCTACGGAGAGCGGTATCTGGAAAAGGCGATTGAGGAGGCAGCCACCAAACTTGTGGCGAGCGAACTGCTGATGTCGGACGACCGAAGCGTGCTGATTCCCGAGGGGAGTCAGAACATTGACCTCGGCTCCAAGGCACAGTTGTTCCGTAGGGAGGCCATGGACATCCTTGCTCGCTACAAGGAAGTGGTGGTCTTCGCATGACGGCGACGTATAAGGAGCCGCTGCAGACGGTCATTGACCTGCTCAAGGCTGACCACAACGCTGTGACCAAAACAGGTTGGAACAGAGGCAACACGGACAACGTAAAGCCCATCATTATCGACGTGGCCAGTGAAGGGCCTGAGCGCGGCAAGCGACTGGACCTGCAACGTCACGACTACATCGTGTGCTACGAGACAGCCCTCAATGAAGAGGTCCCTGACCTTCTGTATAACTTCGTGACGACGCGCGTCAACATCACGGTGGACATGCGCACGGCTCGTGGGCGTTCTCGTTTGCGTAAGATGGAGGACGAGATGCGTCGCATCATTCACGTGTCGCGCAAGGGAGACGGGGTCAACTTCGACAGGATGATTCTGAAGACGCGCACGGACCTGTCTGACCGCACGAAGAAGTTGTTCCGACATACCTTCCAAGTCGAAGTCGTCATCCTTGCGGAGTTGATTCCGTGAGTTTCGGCGGCCACTTCAAGGGCGACGTCTCTGAAGTCGTGATGGGTCATGAGACGGGCGTCTACATTGAGCATGGCCTGCCTCGTGAATGGACGTCTACCGACAACACCGACTTCACGACCATCACGTTCACAGGCACGACGACCGTTAGCGCCAGCAGCATCTTCGAGCCCTCCAAGCCCGTGCTCAAGGTGCCTATTGGAATGCTCATTGGTCAGAAGTTGACCTTCCACAACACTGGCACTGGAACTGGTGCGTATGGCTCACACTACGTCAGCGCATTCCAGAGTCGTATCTTCACCATCGTAGACCACACGTTCGAGTCGAACGCGACCGTCATCAAGGTCGTACCGGCGCTTCAGAACATCGGTAGTGGTCTGAGCAGCGCGACAGGAGATGCGATGTTCATCCACTCTCTCGGCATGCCGACGTTGCAGGGTGACGGCAACAACGTGCAAAACACGGCTGCAGCCAGTTCCAAGGAAGTCAGTCTCATCGACCAGTTCGTCGGTCTGGCCAGTTTCATGACGTTGCCCGACACAACGGTTGACTTGCACTCGTACCACGTCGTCGGTCTTGGTCGACAGGTTGCCGTTCAGCAGACAGGCAAGGTGCATCACAGCGGCGGCGCTATCGAATTGCCGATGCACAGTGCCAAGTGGCTCTACTATAGCCTTGGACGCGAGGTCGTCAGCAAAGACAAGTGCGGCACGCGTGCGCATGCCGCCAGCCCAGTGCCAACCATTTACGCCAACATTTCGCCGGGCCAGACCTACCTCGATGTAACCAGCAGCCAGAGCGGTAGCGTTCGTTTCGGCTCAAGCACAGATGCTGCCGTTGGTGACTACGTTCTCATCAAGGACACGACGCTCGCTCCTACGACCACGTATAAAACTCCAGAAACCGGAAGCACGCAATATTGGCCCAACGAGTCAAGTAGTTCCTCCTTGTCCAGCGATGCCGTTCATTTTGAATGGGCTGAGACCAGCGAGTGCCGTCGCATCTCCGCCATTGAATCACTTGGCAGCAGCCGCTTCCGACTTTACGTCGACGACCCGTGGCAGTTCACGCACACAACATCCGACACCATCGAACTGCGTGAGTACGAAGACGACCTTGGCAACAACAGTCCGAACATCACTGACGATGCCAAGGACATTCGCAACCCAGTCCACCGCCTCCTGTTCTCCTCAGACACCATCCCGTCGTTCTGCATGGAGCACAGCGTCCGCACGCGCGACATTGGTTCATTCAACGCGACTGGTGAGTCAACGACGGCTCCCGGTAGCACAGGCGACAGCAAGCAATTGACGCGCATCTTCCGCGGCTGCAAGGTGGTTGAGTGGGAACTGAGCAGCACGGTCGATGCTGAACTCAAGTACCGCTGCGTCTTCGACGCACTGTCCACCTACACGGACACCGGTCGACTCGAATCATCGAACAAGGGTGACCGCTACACTGCGCACCGCATGTTCCAGAACACGGCAGACACCAAGAAGAACCGTAAGGTGGCCGGCATTCCGAAGAACGGCGAGAAGCCCTTCATGTTCTATAACGGCACCATCTCGATGTTCGACCAGAACATGACCTACATCAGCGCGTTCGAGTTGCGAGGCAAAACGGGCGTCGAACTGTTTCACACCATTCAGAGTAACCCTGTCGCTGAGTCTGTCGATTCGTCCACTTCGCTGAGTCTGAAGCAGGTGCCATACGGCGGCACGCGGAACCCCTCCGTCATCCGCGAAGGCCGCGAAGAGTTCGAGATGGAAGTGACGCTTGCGCTTGAGGATGCGACGCTGATTCACGAAATTCGTACACACATCCAACGAGGTGGGACGGTGGGGTCAACTGGGGGCACTATCATGCTCAACTTCACCAAGCAAGTGTCCAGTGGTGGCTCAGGCGAATCGCCCAACCTCCGCATCGTCATCGACGATTACTTGATTACCGCCCTCCCCGTCCCAGTACCTGACGACAAAGGGCTACTGTTCACCACCCTGAAACTGAAGCCTCAGAACATCAAGGTCATTAGCACCGACGCCGACTACCACCTGTGAGGGATTCAGATGCCAATGCGACACTGGATTTCCCTTCACCCGTCGGCTGCCTACATTCCAGCGGTCCTTGAGGCCGACGAAGAAGAAGAGGGCGGAGAGTACCTCTTCGACCCAGAAGCCGGGAGGGCCAGCGAAGACCCGTTCGCCCACCTGCATCTGGAGGATGCCCCCTCGACAGAGGCGGCTTCCGACGCGAGTGTGAGTGAGTATGCCACAGAACAGGAATGAAATGGACATTGACGGAAAAGCCTACATCATCGAAGTGAAGAAGTTGACCTTCTTTGACGTGCAGGCTGTCGCACCTTTGCTGGCTCAAGGCTCACTCGACTTTTCCATCTACTGGAAGCACGCGTTCACCAACTGGTTGGACTTTTACGATGCCAAAGACCAGCGTGTCGAGCACCCGGACATTGATAATCTCAGCCCTGAAGCAGGGCAGCGACTCGCTACACTTCTCCCTGAACCTGCTCAGGTGATGGAGTGGTTGGTTTTTCGGGAGGCGAAGTCGGTCGCATCAAACACTTCGTTCACGGGCGCAGTGTGGTCGAGCGACTTCGCTACCAACGAGAAGGGATGGAGTACCTTCTGATGACGCATTACCGGATGACTCTACAGGACGTGAGAACATTGAGCATCAACGACGCCAAGCAGTTGCTATACTGGGCACAGGCTATGCAGGGCGAAGAGCAGGCTGTGCAAGAAGCAGTCTACTTGGGGTATGACGTTATCCCAGAATTGGAGTGAAGCATATGGATGGCAATATTGACCCCCGCTCTGTCGAAGCGATGGAGAAGTTCCGAGAGTACAGCAAGGGCGCCAAGGACAACATGCAGGCGCTTCAGCAGCAAATGGACCGCTTCACCAAGTCCATGGCCATGACCAAGGCTGAGACGCGTGACTTGACTGAATCACTTCGCACAATGGGCAACACGCCTGCGCTCCAGCAAACGACAGGTGCTTCACCTGTAGGCGCTGCGGCTGGCGCTGCAGCGGCTGCTTCTCCCACCACCAACGTCACGGTCAACCTGAAGATTGACGTCAGTGGGGTCACGGATAAGACCGACAAGAAAGCACTGGCCAAGGAAATTGGTGCCATGGTCACTAAGGAACTGCGTGCCAAGATGGGCGGCTCGCTAACGCAGAGCGGCTTCAACAGGAGTGGCTAAGTTGGTTGACGCGGGAGAACGGTTCCCCATTCGCCTCGTGCAAGAGGACGGAGGCACTATCTCCCTCGATGCGACCAGCGTCGACATTGTTGTCGAGCGACAGCAAAGCAACTTCGGCATTCCCTTCTTCGACGCCCGTAAGATGGGCATTGACCTCAATCAAGCGCAAGTGTCCATTGAAGTGCAAGGCATCTTTGCGGATGACCTCGGACAAGAGCAGACTGCGCAAGCAATCGCTACGCTTGACTTTTATCAGCCTCAGCAACTCGTGACGTGGGGTCAGCCTTTCGGCGGCGCAACGGGCGGCGTGAACACCAGTCCGATTTCATCGCAATTCAACTTGGCAAATTCCATTGGCGGCGTCGGCACAACTGGTATCGGCGGAACCATAGGCCATACTGGTGACTTTGGTGGTGGACTGGGCGGCTCTATCGGCAACCCGCCCGTCAATGTACGTGACTTGGGCAACTACATTCTGCAATACTGGAATGAGAAGTACATTGACTTCCCAGTGGCCTATTGGGTCGAGAACACCATTCGATTGGAAAACCCAGTGCAGACCGGTCTTCAGGTCTGGCTCAAGGCCGACTCGCTCACCACGCTCAGTGATGGCGATGTTGTCGATACGTGGACTGAAAGCAGTGCTGGTCGAAACGCGACAGCGACCGGCTCTCAGAGGCCTGTATTCAGAGACGCGGGTCCACGACCCTTTGTCCAGTTCGATGGCAGCGATGACCGCATGACGGTGTCCAATACAGCGTTCTTCAACTCAGAGGAGTTCACCATTTTCACGGTGTTCAAGCCTGACGTCGGAGCCAACGAGAACACTGTGGTCGACACGAACAACGGCTACAGGGTCGTCGCCGACATGGATGATACGCGGGCGAAGGTCTACTGGTACAACGGTAGTTCGAGCATCAACGCAACCAGCAGCACGTCTTCTGTGAAATTGACGGGGCTCAGCCTTGTCGGCTACACTATGGAGGACACTGGCTCAGATGCACAATCCGACCAAGTCAAACTCTACGTGAACGGTAAGTTGGAAGCCACGACCAGCAGCACAACGTATCAGCCGAGCGGGACAGACCTTTTCATCGGCGCCACCTCTGGTGCTGGCGACCACTTCAACGGCGGCATCTATGAGGTGCTCTACTACAACCGAGTGCTGACTCAGACCGAGCGTGAGGAAGTCGAAGGTTACCTGTCCCGCAAGTACAACATTGACTTGCCATCCGGCCACCCATATGACGACATGCGTTACAACTTCGACAACGTCCATGTACGCATCGCCTTCGACAAGGACATGGTGGCCAGCAAGCGAGAAGAGCACGGCTTCCTCAACAAGCGCCGAACAACCGGTCTGGTGGTTCAGAGCGTTAGCGGGAACCAGATTACGCTGGACGACGCTGATGATGCTGGGAATAACCCGCTCCAATGGTTTGAATTATCCGAATCCAACCGAGAGTACTTGGTCTCCTTCAAAGAGGCGGGCGCCTCTTTTCGCCGCACTTCGTCATTTCAAATTTTCACCGCAAAAGTGATTGCGGCCACATCGAGCAACATCACCATCGAGCCGCTTCAATCAGGCGTAACCATCGCTCAAAACGACGTTCTTCACATCGAGCCCGTAGTGTATCGCACGTTTGATTTGACGGGTAGCGAAAACGTACCCGTCATCATCATCCCTATCAAGAACGCCGACACGTTCAACGAGACTGCTCTTCCTGAGAAAGCCGTTGGGCCTGAGTTCCCAACACACGCAGACGGCTCTACGGCACGAGACACAGGCGGAGGAATCACACGCACCGATGAGTACATCGCCTACCTGTTGTCGAAGGCGCTGACCAGTTCCTACCTCGACGTGGGCCGAGCCGTCAACGCTGCAGGGGACAAGACCATGGACAAGGTGTTCACGACGTCCATCGGCCAATCCTACAGCGAGCACAACTCTCGGCTGACCATTACGCAAGTCTTCCCGTCGTCACTGGGTCGCCTGTCGGACAGCATCAACACGACGCTGGGAGTCGGCCAAATGCCCGTCACCGAGGGCTTCTCAGGTGGTCGCAGTGGAAAGCGCGTGAAGAGCGCAGGCGACAAGGTGCAAGACGTTCTCGGCGTCTTGGCCAACAGCAACAACTTCAGCACCATCAACGGCTTCAACGAGGTGGTCGAAGCGCTCAATGTCGGACTGGACTTTGTCCAGTCTCAGGTATATGCTTCACAAGGCCCGAGTGACTACATCAGTGGTATTCAGATTCCCTACAGCACGTCAATCACCAAGGGTGAAAACGCGCTTGACGCAGAAGTAGCCCAGCGCAATTTCTTCTTGACGACAGAAGGCGGCACCTCTGGCAAGTTGTCCAGCGTCAACGACATTCACGCCTCTCGTACTTTTGCACCGGGCTTCCAAGGCCACCTGAAAAATGGCATCAGCGGGCTGGTTGCTGGCTTCAGCGTCAACCGAGATGCCGAGATGAAGGCCTACGAATTTTCGCTTGTCTTCATGCCTGCCGACATTATTCTCTGAGGTGAAACCATGGCCATTCCAATCCGACTTCTCGCTGGTACAAACGGCGACATTCAAGTGGATTTGAACGCACAGAGCATCGACATCGGAGTTGACCGAAACATCAGCGCTTTTCCGACACCCAACAACCTCTTGAAGCGGTATGCTTCCGACACGAACATCCCTCGCATCACCGTCGAGATTGACGGCATTCTTGACGACGACGCAGGTATCGACACGCCCACTGGCGTACAGCGCACCCTTCCGTCACGCATGCTCTTCAACTTCGGCAGCATGCTACCGGCAGAGCCCAACTCACCTTTCGCTCCCATCCGCAACCTCGCAGTGGTTTCGTCCGGTAGCAATCGCTTCGTGTCGAACCGCAGCGTTCGGTTTCCAAAACTGGTCGCTACACGTGCAGCCGTCAAGGGTTCTACTACGACGCTTGAAAATCTTGAGGCGACGGACAACGTCATTCCAGATTTCAACGGTCGGGTTCAAGTCAACCTGAAGTTTTCAGGTGCCCATTCTGCAGGTGCAACAGGCGCTCTGACGGTTGCATCTACGTTGAAAGTGCAGGGCACCACACTCAGCATTTCGGACGACCCTGACCGCCTTGGGGCAGCCGCCCTGCTGAACATCGGAGACCGCGTTACCAAGTCCGATGGCACACTTCTTGGGCTCGTTTCGGCGTTGACGTCGACGACCATCACGTTCACCTCGGCCTTGCCAAATGCAATCTCCGCCAACGACGAAGTCTACGTGACTCCCAAATGCTTCACTGACCGAGCCGAGTTCATCGGTTATGTCGACACGTTCACCTACAACGCGAGTGACGACAACTACGACGTCGCACTCACAGCCACCTCTCTCATCGACGTTGTCCCCGGAACCAACATCACCATCAATCAGAGTGAAAACGACGTAGTCGGTCGGTTGCACGAGCGCTCCATCAAACTCGTTCCGATGTATTGGCTGGAAGACAGGACTCGGAATCCCAAAGGCGGCTTCGCCCTCAGTGACCGTGACTTCCCTTCCGGGCGAAACATTGGGATTCGGCTGAGATTCAATGCGAACAAGACTCCTCCACTCTTGGGTGGTTCGGACCAACCGAGCGTCCTGCATACCGCGACCCGCGTGAGTCGAGGGGTTTCGTTTGCTCCAAAAGATGCTATGCACTACGACGCGGTCATTGACGTACCTATCGGCGGTCTTACAGATACGGTCAACACCAATCCAGCCGTGCTGATGGCACAGATTGTTCAAGACGCTTTGACCAACGCGGCTGTTACATCAGCCAACATCAGCAACGTCATACTGGCACCGGGCAACGACAAAACACTGACTGACGTATTCACGGTCACGCGACAAGGGGCGATGGTCCTTATCGAACAGAAATACCAGCCTGACTCACCCATCGAGCATCCTCCGTCCATGGACCTGTCGCTGCAAGCCGACTTCTCGCCTCAGGTGCTTATGTCGTCAACGCAGTTTGACTCGGCTGCAAAGAAGTCCGCGGGAGACAAAGCGCAGGACCTGATAGGTCTCGTTTCTAACGCAGGTCGCCACTCCGACCTTTTCCGAGGCGTACAGATTCCATACGACAGCCTCATCACCAGTTCTGGTGTGACGGGAGTTGCTCGAAACTTTTTCCTGACGTTTGGGAATGTCCCCGCATCAGAGAAAGGGTCGCTTGCCAATGAGCGGTCGGCCTCGCTTCCCATGCAGGGTCTGCTTCTGGATGACGTCGTTGGGGGCAACAAGGCTGACGAGGGGGGCAGAGAGGGCGGCTTGTTGAGCCGCTTCGCAGACAAGATGGGAGATTTCGGAGACGACCTCCAGTCATTGACGGGCTTCCTTGTCGATAACGTGCAGTCGCTGTGGGTCACAGTCGACCGCAGCATTTCACGGGGCAACGACGGCGGCATTCGTATTATTCCAGAGAAGGTTCATGTGCGATATGATGCTGGCAAGAACTACTACACGTTCCACATGGTGCTTGTCGCCACGGACTTCGTGCTGGGGGTGTAACGATGACGCTGACCATAGACCCCGGATTCGGCTTGCGCTTCAACGGCGTAAGCGACAGCGTTCTGGTTCCGGTGAACCAGAACTTTGTTCATGGTCTTCAGCAAGAAGAGCGTAAGTCTCTGCCGAATGCACTGTCGGCGTTCACCCTTGAGACGTGGTTCATCCCTGACTCAGGAGGCACCATCTTTGAGCAAGAGAACGTTATGCGACTCACAGTCGGCAGTCCCAGCAGTCCGGCCCCAGCAACGTTTGAGATTCGTCTGCGCAACCAAGCCAGTGGACGAGATGCAGTTTTCTCACTGTCCACGGCCAAGCCGGTCACGAAGGCCAACGGTCGGCTCGCATACTGGGACGGGGTGCTGTTCCCGCATAGCGATGAGGTCAACGACGCTTACCTCGCCACCGACGTTGAGCGAGACGACGTGACGGCGTTCAACGAAGGGCACAGAGAGTTGCTCAACGTGACTGCAATGTTTGACGGGCGCATTCTCAGCCTGCTCATCAATGGCGATTTGGCGGTGTCGAAGACGCTTGATGAAGTGCATGAACTGGTGCCACAGCAGAACAGCATGTACCTCGGAGGTCGCGGCGGTGATTTCCGTGGGACACTGGAAGCCATTCACTGGTCCAGTGGAGCGATGCCCTCCGGTCACCAGCAGTATGCCCCAGTCAAGAGCGACAACACGCTTGGCTTGTGGCGGTTTGAAGAGCCCGTCAGCCCGATTACGACCATCACCACCTCGCCGTCAATCTCGGCTTCAACGAGCGCTACTTCGAGCATCAACATTGGAGCGACGGCTGCGCAGACACTGGTCGATGAACTGAGCGGTCAGAGCGGGCTGACGTCGCTGGACTTCACAGCCAGCCCTTACAGCGGTGGCTCGTACAAAGTCACTGTCTACTCCGCTTCCTCTTCTTCGGATGTTTCAATCCCAAAGGTGCCGTACAACATCTTGGTCAACCCATTGGCTTACAGCCAGACGACAGGGAAGCCCACGAACAAGGCACCTGAGCGTCTGCGCCTGATGGCGATTGACGCCAGTGCGGGAACTATCACCGTCGAGTCCATCCATCTCGACTTCGCGTCCAACGCCAGCACTGGTCGTCGTGGAGCGCTCATGGCTCACGACGCAGGTCGCTTCGTCATCATCACTGGTGACTGCATTGTCGACACAGGTGAGGGCAACGAGTTCCAGCCCTACGGTAGCGGCACGCAGTTTTCCCAAAGACAGAGTCAGGTCATCATTGACGAAAGTGACTTCGAGCACAGCGGCATCATGTTCTCTCAGAGCATGGCGATTGACGACCATGAGTACAACAAGTTCTCTGCCAGCACGACCAACATGGGTTCCAAGTTTGTCGCGGGGCACAGTGGAAGGCACACGCTCAACCATGTGGTCAGTCATCCGTTCATGGGCACGCTGCCACCTACCAGCACCCACGAAGTCGAGAAAAAGTTGGACATCAGCAGCGATGTGATTTCGGCTTCCTTCCCCAGTCAGTTCTCAGACATCCGCTCGACGGTCCCGATGAACAGCGTTGTGTCCTCTTTCGACACGCATGGGCCAATGACCGTTCGGTCGGTAGTCGCTGCAGGGGGAGTCAACACTCTTGTTGAAAACGGCATGTCCGACATTGCGGACTCGAAGCGTGCAATTCTCGCCATTGGTGGCTCAAATTTTGACCCAGCACCGTTCATGCTCAAGGCGGTTTCCGGCAATCAAGAGACCGGCGATACCAAGTTCATGGTGCCCTCGTCCGAGGCTCGCATCGCCACGCTCTCCCTGCCACGCCTAAGGTCGTACAGTTACGCCCCCTTCGTACAGATTCACTACGACGCTATTGACTTCGAGGGCTCTCAGTTCACTGTTGGGGCTACGAGTCGACTGACCACAGGCATCAGCGGGGCGAACAAGGTCTTGACGCTTCAGAGCGCCAAGTCGTTCGGCTACGACGGACAAAGCATTCCGGCGTCGGGCATCAGCATCGGCGGTGTCGTCGCCTCTACGACTGCAGGCGTCACTGCAATCATCAACCATTCAGCGAAGACGCTCACGCTTTCAGCAGCAGCGCAATCCAGTTTCGTCACGTTGGCCGTGACCGGCGCCATCGTGCAAAAAGCAGACAACTCTCCAAAGTTGATGGTGACGAAAACGCTGCCTGATGTCGCTACAGAGTTGGCAAGTGGCTACTCGATTCTTGACCTCATCCGTGATTCCATGGCCATCGAAGACTTGGAACTCGTTGCACCCGGCGGCATCATCGAGTTTGAGACTCCAGACATGTTTGTGTTCGAAGACGGCGAACTGGAGGGCGAGCACGCGGAAGGCACCGTGGCAGAGAGCGTTCTGGACCGCTCTCTTTGCCCAGAGAACTACCTACCTCTGACGTCCAGCGACCCCGTGCAGACCACGCCGCAGGCCATCGCTGTAGCCAACGCCGACCTGCAATCGCGCGGCTCTATCTTCCACCGGTTACTCGTTCGAGCAGATGAGACCGACAGCGTTGGCTTTGAGGACACGGGCGGCTTCAGCGTCAGGAAAGCGACCAACGGTGCTCGCCCCCGCACGGGTGTACGCATTAACAACGGCTCAGGCTACTCTTCTTCGACTTCCTCTGCCATGACTGTTGATGGTGTAGATGCGACCACAGTCATTGCCGTCAACGACATTCTGTACAAGTCAAACGGCAAGAACTTGGGCAAAGTCACCGCCGTCACGTCCACCTCTGTGACGATTGGTGGCGGAACCAGCGATGCTCTGGTCGACAACGACGAACTGTTCACCCAACCGCAGATGGTTGGGCGCGGCACAGTCAATCAGAGTTCGTGCGTGCACGAGTTTTTCGACATCATCGAGCACACAACGAAGGGTAAGAAGACCCGTTTGATTGTCCAGCCCAGCGACCGAGCACGTCTCAACATGTTGAGCAAAATGCTCACGGGTACAGACAGCAGTAACACGGTGACCATTGAAAGTCTCGTGGCACGTGGACGAGTTGTTTCTTTCTCTGACGATGATGATGGTCAAACCGTTATGCGTGCGCATGGCGTCATCGGTGACCTCGCATCATCCAGTGTGAGCGTCAAGGGTTCAGCGGCACCCGACTCACACATCGTGAAGGAAATCATGCCGGGGGCGCCGGTCATCACCATGATGCTTGGGGGTGGCGGACAAGGTGCGGTCAACACCAAGGAGACGTGGGACCCCAGCCCTCTGGGTCGCCTCGCTTGGAACACGCGACGCGATTGCCAAGCCGTGGTCAGTTCGACGAGCAGTACGACTGTCGTGGTGCTCCCCCTCAACAACAAGGCGGATGACCTGCAATCATGGGGAACTTACTGCTTCCCGAAGGTTGGTCGGATTTACCTGCAGTTGGCGACAAACCAAGGTGAAGGCATTGAGTTTGCCAGTGCTGAATACACCAGCAAGACCGGGACGACGTTCACGTTTGCTTCCGGCACCGGGCACCTTGGAACAGATAAATTCGTTCTTGCGGATGGGTCTGAAGCCGATTCTCTGGCAGCGTGGATTACGGCGACGTCAATTACCGCAGGGAGCGTCATTCACCTCGACGACAAGTTCAGCGAAGAGACCATGTGCAACGATGGGACGACCATCAATGACCGCTTGTTCCAGACTCTCGACACAGTCCAACACGACTATCAGTTGGGCACGCAATACGCAAGTACACGCGCACTGGTCGAGATTCCGCTCTTTGAGGATTTCTTCTTCGACAACGCGGAGCGCGGCATCTTCCCCGGCCCAGACAACAGCATGAAGTTGCACATCGACGCAACGCACACGGCTCACTCTTGGAACCCCAGCCCCGTTGGCCGTCGACCAGAGGCCGTCGCTCCACGTGACCCTGAACTCTTTGGCCCGTTCTCTTTCACGGTGCAAAATCAGAGCCATCGTAGCGGGACCAAGGTCACTCGTCCATACGACTCGGGCAACTCTCGCGTGTATGTTGAAGATGCCAACCTGTTCCCAATTCCGTCTGCACCACCGGTCGAGGTTGCCGAATTAGGAGGTAGTGCTCGCTACCGACGTGCTTTCCTTGCCAGCGGCGAGTGGGTCACTTACAGCGCTCGGAACACCACCGACCACTACTTGACGGTCGTCGACAGCGGTGATGACCACGCATTCAGTGAGCACTTCCTGCGCGACATCAAAGTGGGTGCACATATCTTCCCGTCTCCGGGCTATCAAGACATGTCTCATCCGGGCATTGCGGACAACCCGAGCCTCATCAGCGCCGGTCATGAAAGTCGTCGACCGTTCTACTTTGACCGTGCGAATGTGATGACGCAGGGTGGCAACGTGGACTACGGCCTGCGGCAATACGTGAGCGCCATTGAACTTCGCGCCGGACCGACATCCAACCCGCACTTACCCCGCATCGTCAACAAGAGGCCGCGTGCTAAGGCTGTGTCTGTGACTGGTAGCCCCGCAACCTCAATCACACTTGATGATGCAACATTGTTCCCTATCGCAAGTCACGACTCCAACTATAAATTCCGAGTCGGTTGGAAAGACGCTGCTGGGACGACGTATCGTGGCTTCTACGATAACCGCGTAGGCAACGTGCTAACCATCGTCAGTCCAGACTCAGGCTTTACGCCTGCTGTGGGTGACGAAATCTTCGTCGAAGACTTGCACGACACTACAGGAAACCAATTCCCTCAGACACTGGAGACCTTCCTCAATCGTGCATGGGCTCATCCCTTCTGCGGCGGTGGGCTGCGGCAGGGCGACACTGTCTGGATGAACATGCACTACACCAACCCTCACGCCATTGAGGGATTGTTCTGCAAAAGCCGCGGCACTCTCAACGAAGCAGAGGTTTGGTCTGGCTTCAACGGTGGTGTCTCTGGTCCCAACGTTAGCCCCCGCGACAGCATTCCGATGGAGAATTTCTTGATTGGAAACACGTGTACTGAAACGGCTCAGAACCTCGTGCAGCACATCAACAAGACCATTCAGTTGAACTACGAAGCACTGAAGACTTCAGCCACTGCACCCGTCGTGGCTTACATTGACCCGTACCAATGCACTGAAGACTTTGCCCGAATCCTCCTCTACGACGTCGCGCATGACCGCGAGTTCATCGCATTCCAAGACCTACACATGCAGGTTCAGACAAGCGCTGCTGCTTCGACTATCGGCAACGAAACCTCGTTCAAGACACCTATTCACAGTGCCGCAACATCCGGTTCTGGATTGGACGTAGCCGCAGGTTTCCCTTCGCAGAATAAGAACATCATTTCGACTCACAAGTCAGACTTCATCGAATCAGCCTATGCTCATAACAGCGACTGGAACGAAAGCGTGACTGATGGGCTGTCCACGCATTACGTTGGCGGCGCTGATGATTTGGCCACCGACGGCTTCTCTGACCGAACAAACAGCGCTACGGTCAAAACGGCTGCAGATGACGCATTGGCGAAGCATCAGAAAATTGATGCGGACACACGAGAACGGTCTACGTTCTTCGATACACCTGACGGGACGCGTGTTGTTCCTGCATTCCTCGGCATGAAAGGTATTCGTGCGGGCACGCTTGACCTGACCAGTCATGATGAAACGCGTCTGAAATACCTCGAACACTGGACCAAGATGGACTTTGTTCGCCGCTTGACGGTTGACTTGGGCGAAGTTGCTTTGCGAGACGGCGTGACCAGCATTGAATCTGCTGCACTGGAAGTCGTCCGCCTCATCAATCAAGCGGGAGCAAAGAACGGCAAAACGCATGCTCGGCGACCGAACGACCAGTTCCTTGGAGAAAGCAGCAAATTCAACCTTGCCAGCCCCGGACCAAAGAGCAGTGCCTTTGGTACCAACATCGACCCGGCGGCTACTCACCTGCACGCAGACTTTGCCGCAACAGCCTCGACTCACGACCCTGCGCCGTTCTGGGACCCCTCCAAGGCATTCTCCAGCCATGACCGTGGTACGCACATGGGCTACGTGCGCGCACACCTCGGCCGAGTTGTTCTCGATTCTGACGGACGGCCCGGCTTCTCAATCGTCATCCACTCGACGGTTCCGGGTGCAGCCGGTCGAAATTTCTGTACGTGGTTGGACAGCAGCAAAGCCCAGAGCCCGTATCGACCGCAGTTCCTTATTGGGCATGGCGGTCGCTTCCGCAATTACTGGTGCCAACCTGACGAGGTTACGGGTGAAAACATGCACCCTGCACCGATGCCTATCAACCGATTTGGAAGACCATTCGCACCCATCACGACGCTCAAAGAGCACCTGCCGCCGGAGAATCCGAACGACGCTTTCCTCAACAACCTCGATTTCGGACCTGACCGTGTCGACAGCACTACGGCCCTTACCGATGCTTCGCGCGAAGGTGGGAGTGGTCGCAACGCTAACACGGCTCTCAACGAATCGTTTGAGACAAAGAGCCCTGCGTCAGTGCTGGTCGACGGTCTGCGAGTGGGCACGCAGGCACGGGCTCGCATCAACTTTGGTGGCTTGACGCAGGCTGGTATTCCCGGTTGGGCACCTGACGTAGGTAAGTGGGGCTTTGGCAACGATGGCACCGAGTCGAATCTACAGTCGCGTTATGGTACAGCGTCCAACGTTGCTGACGCCATGACGGTGACCACCGAGGGTAGCGCTGACGGTTACATTCCTCAAGCAGACCTCAAGGCTGAGAATATCGGCAAGTCACCGCTCTACGGCTTGCGCTTCGTCGACCACCGCGGCGATAACCACACCATCCGCTTTGTCTACCGGCAGAACGAGCAGAAGTTCGCCAGCGACAACACATACCTGCCGCCCACGCTCGACGAAGAGATTCTCATCCATTTCGATGACCGCGACGTGTCGCAGGGTGGCTTCACCGTCGGCGCACACATGGTGGGCACAGGCGAAGTGTGCGGTGAAAAGACAGGCGGCACCGCCAAGAAGTTCAAGGGTAACCTTTGGAACAACTATCCCTCGCCAATCGTCGGTGCGAAAGCGACGACGTCGTTGTCCTCTGGGACCATGACCATCACGCTTGGGGCATCCTACGACACCAGTGCACCTGCCGTCCTCCAGACTCACCCCGACCTCCTTGGCTACCTTGGATTCCCCGAAAGCGGTATGTTTCAGTTGTCCAAGGCCTCCAGTGGGGCGCAAGGACTCACGTTCTACTACACCAGCCGAACGCACAATGGTCACGCTGGACCGCACAAGTTCTTCGGCGTCATTGGCGGCTCGTCCAGTCACAGCAACGGCGACTGGTATCTGAGTCCACGCATCAACTTCACCTGTCTTCTGACCGACGAGGTCATGGCTGCAGCAGTTGAGCACGCCATCAGTGGTACGACTGAGACGTTCGACTGCCGAGACATGTTCGCGCCTGATGGTCGCACACTGGGCGAGTGGGGCGTCAGTGCAGACGCCATCCACGTTGTTGCTCGGAACACCGACAGGGTACGGCTCGGGCGCTTGTTCGACGTGCGGCGGACCAAGGACTTCGGTCTGATGGACGGTGCTACCAGTGACGCAGTTGTGTCCAGCAAGCATACTGGTGGGCTGAGCAACGCTGAGGTCGATGCGGGGACGCGACTCGATGTTGGCTACATCCCTGAGACCGTTCTCCACATCACGACGAAGTATCGTGGCTCGAATGCAAACACGGCGACGCCTGTGCTCGTCGACAGTCAGAACAACATCGTGGACGTCACGACATGGCAGCGTAACTTGCGCGGCGAGAACTTCATTGACGTGCCCGGTGACCTCGTCATTCCACGCGTTGATTCACCCATCATCGAGGTCCATACCTTCAACGGCGGAGGCGGAGGCGCACTTTCCACTATCGAGGTCGCATCGAACGAATCACTCGCACTTTTGGGCAAACTTGCCTCTGACGATGCGGACACGTGGGGAGAGCCGCTCATTGTGTGGTACAGCACCACTGAATACGCCGAAGTGCGCAGCAAGCCCGGTGCCAGTAGCGTCACTCAATTAGACGTGGTAACTCACTCAGCCAACTTTGCAGTAGTGGCCGGAGACACGTTGTTCAAGGGTACGACGCGTGCATCCGACGCCGTTCGTACAGATGGCGTGCGCCGAGCCGGTAGCAAGAACGCAAGCCCCTTCCTGTACTTCCGTGGTGGGCGCGACAGTCCTGACCACTGGGTGCCGCTCTACTTTGGCGGTGGCTTCTCTGGTGCAGTGGTCGACATCAACGACGGCACGCAGAACGACTACGCTGACTTCTACACTCATCCCTACGCCTCTGGCCCGACAGGCTCGGCGGGCTTCCAGAACATCGGTGAGATGGCTGGCTCTCACGCACTCATCGACACGAATGCGATGCTCGCTATGTTCCCCGGCACGCCGTATCTTGACCAGCATCGTGGGCAGAACCACCCGCCGTTCTTCAACCAAGATGCACTGCTGTCTTACGATATGGCCAAAGGCGCCAACACCAAGGCAACAGGGCTGACCTATACCGACGGCAGCCGTAGCGTTGCCATCAACGTCCCGACGCCACTCATCCTTCGCTTTGCACATCCTCACGCACGCTACAGTGCGACAGGCGACTCTGCCGACCAAACCATCTACATGATTTTCGGACCGGGGCAGGCGTTCCCTCACAACACGGCCGCACACGAACCGCAGGGCGCGAACATCGTTACGACTGGTAACGGCTACAGTGCAGTGCCCATCTACATTGGTGGCAACACAGCCAAAGATTCCTTCCTCCCCAATCAATTAGCCAACGGTGATGCAACGGAGCACTCAGGTCTAAACAGGACCAGCAGCGCCGCCGCACACTTGCCGATGACGACGTTCTTCCAGCAGAACAACACGCGGGGCTTCAACTACCCGATGAACTGGCAACCCGCCAAAGGCTTCCCTAACACAAACGCAACGGGAAGCAAAACGTATTCTCAAACACTTGCGAAGGCGTTTTACTTCGAGGGTTCGGTCGCTACGACCAGTAACCTACCCAAACACTACCACCCGTTCAACTTCGTGTTCTCAGACCTTGCTGGCGCTTCAATCGGGAGCGCCACTCACACAACCACTCGCAAGTCTTCAGTCATATGGCACATGGACGGCGGCTATCACCCCGGAGGCCACTTCCTCGATGACCACGTGTCCAAGAACCCAAAGAACCCTGTGGCCAGTGCTCGCATTTCCACTGGAAGCGGGAACAAGCACAACGGTACTTCGTTCCGGCCAGCCGGTCTACTGGCTAAGGCATACCGCTCCTTTTACGCATCCGCGGGGTCTGAGGGTGACCAAGTCGTTGATGAGAACGTCGTCATCGTTGACGCGACGCGTTGCCAAAATGCAGAGGAACTGGGCGCAGTGCTCAGCGGAGCCATCAACACGTTCCCCGGCAACGACCCGCTGAAAGCCATTGGTGGCACGTTCATGCCGAGCATGCAGAACGCACACAACCAAGACCGCTACGGCTGGGTTGAGTTGCCGGTCGTCTCATACGCCGCAGAAAGCGGTTCTACACCTGCTTCATTGGTCGTCACCAGTACGGCGACTACCTATCCCGAGTATGGTTGGCTACGTGTTTCCGATGGCACGTCTGCGGGCTCAGCCCCTTACATATCACATAGCGTCGGCTCGCCCAACACCACATTTACACTCGCTGTTTCTCCGGGCACGACTGCCACAAACATCGTCGATTCTGGACTCAATCCAATTGCACCCGGAGCCGATTTCAAGGCTTATATCTGGACTAAGGCTGGAACGCATCGTCACAACAACACAGGCACTGCTTCGCGTGACCACATGACTCAGGTGCACTTTTCTGGTTATCATGACGCAGTAGACCGCACCAAACCTGTCGGTGCTGTCGGCTGGCACGGGGAAGCGTATTCCTACCTTAACTCATATGAGGCTGAAACCAGCGTTGGCGCTGATGTTCACTTCGCAGGATTAGGTGCATGGCATCCGTTGCTGGGTTTCAGTCCGTACGGTGCTGCAGAAACTTGTCTTACTGGAGGTGCGCCTACGGGGGCTACAGAGAACCCAGCGGCTACCTTTGTCCAAGACTACTGCGTGACCGGGCTGGCAACACGCCACCTCGTGGCCGTTGCGCACGAGGCCGAACTACCCATCATCGCTAAGGCTGACCGTGACGGCATTTCCTGCACAGGTGACTGGTTGCACATGGTGCAAAGCACCAACATTGCTCATGCAGGAACGACTGCATGGAACACGGGTAAAGTGCACAACCGAAGCCGCTACGTCGGCCCTGCTACGGCTGGACCGCACGTTGAGGCACAGATTCACAGTTCGCTTTCCGTCCCAATTGAGGAGAGCGACTACCCTGCCGTTGGGTCTGCTCCCAGCGATGCGCAGTGGCATCGCACCATTCAGAGTGGGGACATGGTGAGGGCCAACGCCTGTCGCTACCCAACAGGTGACTTGTTCTGGGATGAGAGTGTCGTGATTCAGTCAGGTGCTCACGAGTCCGCAAGCACGCTCGGTGTAGAGTGCATTGGCGTCAGCAGCCACGACCACTACCTCAACATCAATGCTGCCGCAACAGACATGCCTCACAACGGGCTGTTCGGTTACTTCAGCAACCGACATGCAGCACGGAACTTCCTACCTGAACACGTCGTTTGGAAGCGTATGGATGGCGGTAGCCTGACGATGCCGGCCGTCAACGCGCGTGGCCTCGGCATGATTCCGTGGGTCCAGCGTAAGGACAGCAGTGATACCGACTTCAAGACGGTGGGCGAAAAGGTGCTGGGCAACGTGCGCTTCTCCTTCGAGACGACCAACGCTGCAATGTTCCCTATCATCCAAGCACAGGAACTGGGTCACCCCCAACTGGCTGAACAACACCCGCTTGAAGTGAGGAACGCACTGCTCATCCCTAACGAAGACCAGCAGTTCAAGAGCATGCAAGTTGTTGACGACACGGGTCAGGAACACCACTTGGACGGCGGCTCTCCGCTCGGCACAGTCATTCTCGACTTCCGCCATATCAGCGACCGTGAAATCGAGGGACTTGCTCCTGCTCTTGCGGGTGCAGGCGTAAATCCCAACCTCCGCATTCGCCTCCCAGATGCCGATGAGATTCCGGGGAACATCATTATTCGTAGTGGATTTGACCGGATTCAGGCGTACCAGACCGAGACCATTGGCTCGGGTGGATTGCAGCACCCCGCCCAAAATATCACCCAGATTCGGCAGATGTTCAACAACGAATACAGTGGCCCGCGTCTCTGGCCGACGTGGGAAAACAACGGCTGGGAGCACCTTAGCCAAGACGCCGTCGACATTTCGACTACTAAGAGCGACTCTCGCCTCAAGTTCCCTGCATCCACCAGTGAAGGTTGGACGGACCACACAAGTAACGCGCCGCTGGAATCGGCTTACGAGCCTCATGACCGTAATCTGTTTTTCCACATTACCCGTATGGGCGTAAGCATGACGCACCGCTTTGACCTCGACGAACTTACCTATTCGAGTCATAGTGGCACAGAAATCAACGTTACCTCTACACCTGAGGCCGCGGTCTGGACCGACACTACAGAGCAGAGCGGTGGTCGCTACTTCCTGCGCGTTTATGACCCCGCCACGGACAAGGGCGTGCTCGCCTCCTACACGGGCGTGTCCACAAACAAATTCACTGGCGTGGTCTATAGCCCAGACTTCGCATCCTTTGTCTTGGGTAAGACAGGTCTGAAGGTCGTCCCATCGTACTACATGCCTGCTGGTAGCACGCGCATGTTCGCAGCCCGTCGCTTGCGTGACCACAGTGAATACAGCGGTGCCAGCCCCGACATGGTCAAACTCGACTGGTTCGACATCTATAGTGACCTGCCCGGAAGCACGGGAGCGATGGCCAATCCGTCTGCGCCTTACACGCGAATGACGACGCCAAAAATGACGCCTATGCCTATTCCTCGCATGGGCCATCACTACGTCACACCTACCATGGCGATGATGCCCGGACACTACGCGCATCCTGCATATCAGCGACTCTATAGCCTGAACCGGGCTTGCGCCAGTTCTAACCATGCACCTTACGAAGATTCGCTGATTGGGAACAGAGAGGGTACACGCACCAGCGTGACGTCAACGGTGCTCACGCACGGCAACGGACGTGACCCGCTTGTTTGGTTTTCAACACCAACGGCTCCATTCGGACCGAGCGACATTCACGGCGGAGCGTTCACACTCCTGACTGAAACCAAACTGAAGTACGAAGGCTACGGCATTGCGGCGAGTGCAGGTGCGAACGCAGGCACCATCAACGCTCAAGGTGGGCACACGCTCGTCTTAGAGGCAGCCAACACCTACACGATGAACAACCACTTCCCTGACCCGCTGGAGGTCGGCGCATACCAAATCATCATCCAGCCTAACGTGTTCAAGCAGCAATTGCAGGGCTTTCATCAAAACCACGCGACTGAGAACAAGGCACCCAGTGAGTCGGGAACCAAGGTCACCGAGTTGACGGGGCAGCAAGTCAACACCGTCATTGCCATCGAGAAGAACGTGTCCACTCGTGGGGCTTACGCCCTCATCCTTGCCGAGGCAATGATGGCTGACGTGCGTGGATGCGAGGTGATTCTCAACGAAGTTATACTCGACATCGAGCCGGACGCGAGTAGTCAGTTCACGAACTTGCCTCCACTGGCGCTCTATAACCCACTGGGCGTGCAAGAGAGCAGCAGTCCAGCCTTCACCCGTAGAAGCCTACCTTATCGACCGGGCATGTTCCAAAGTGCAACGCCGGGTCGAACGCTGACTATCCCGTGGTGGGGTATCTTGCACAAAGACGGTGCTGACGCAGCAGGCGCAGCCAAGTTCCGACATCTGGAGTGGCATAGGCCAGATAACTACTACGAGTTCTGTCGAGTGGGTTATGGTGCTGTCGGCGCACAAATGACGCTGGCAGGCTACCCAACGTCATTCTTGGACCTGTATGAGCCGCACAAGCGGCTGCGCAGCCTCAATCCAAACTGCGTCGTCATCAGCGACAACGGCTCGTCCACCATCACGGTCGACGACAACGCAATGTTCCCCGTCAAGCCCTACTTTGGTGAGGTGTTGGAATACACGAAGAACGGTGTGCGGTACACGGCTACCTACACCAACCGCACGGGAACGCTTGCCCACGCTACGCTGGGCGAAAGCGACACGTTCTCTGGCGTATCTGGCAGTGCTGCATTCTGGGCCAACATCGGTGCGAATACGATTCTCCGCCTCAGCCGACCCTACGACAACGGTCCGTCTGACGACTTGTTCACCCGCTCCGAAGTCAGCATCATGACGCGCAACCTGCCACAATACGCCAACGGTAGTCGGGACACCAACTCACTGCACGCACCTGATGCGTTCCTGTGCATGTGGCATCCGAACCTCGGGCGTCCATTCACGTGGTACAGTGACGACAGCAGCCGAGCGTTCTACACCAACGCCGGGACCGCGGACACGCCGGTTGACCAGAAACCGCTCAACCACGTACCAGAGCACTTCGAGACCATTCACTACCACGATTTCAACTACGTTGCCAGCAAGGGGCCGTTCGGTCTGGCGATGAAGTGGGTTGTTCCGCCTCATGACCACGACAACAACGCGGGTACTGCACTCAGTCACGACGGCACACTGACCACCGCCTCCGACATCGACGCTAAGGTTGACGGGGCAGGTACACTGAATCATCAGGGCGGTACGGTTGGCTCCAACAAGTACAACTTCTCTGGCTTCTGGCCCGGCGGCAGCCACGGCGGCGGTGCAGTAAGCCGGATGGAATCTTATGGCCACGCGCTGATTGGATGGGGAAGCGACACCTTTGGCATGGATTGCGAGACGTACCAAGACTCGACAGGCATCGCTACGCTCTCACTACCCAATGACCGCAATCGTTGCTTCGGTTACCGAATGGCAGTGCGCCAATTGTTCAATCGTCCTCGCTGGTCGCCGTATGTGCGCGGCTGGCTTGAGGTGGCGAACAGTAACGCGATGCTTGGCTACTACCACGGACCACTCATTCAGCAAGATTCCAAGACAAATGGATGGGACTACGTTGGCTCGGATTCTGGACAAAGTGACCGGACATTCGACGCGCTCTACGTCGGCATCCTTGAACGCATCACGCAAGTCTCCAGTCTGCTTGGTCAGGACCAGATTGGTCGGCAGGTGCGTTACAGTGACGGGCGCCGCATGACTGGGCCGTTCGGATGCCCGGTCCGCACCATGCGCAACGCATCCACGACCACGCGTCTGTTCCCCAACGATGAGGCAGGGCAAGGCACTGAAGACTTGGCTCGCGCTCATCGCCACTACATGGTCGACTGGTGGGGCAACACGCGTGGCGAAGAAGTCAGGCGTTTCCCTGTGCGTGGATTCGGGTTGCGGCCATCGTGGGACCCTGAAGACGCATACGCAGACACCAACGTCACGCACCGCCCTGCGGTCAACGGTCTATTCGGTGGCGACGGAAACGACCGCTATAGCGGCAACGACAACAGCGGTAACAACGCTGCCAGCAACATGGGCACGGCTGATTGGTTCAACCCAGCCAGTGCGCTGCGTGTGGGCGACCGTGGAGATGGCCGTGGTGTTCGCTGGCCCACCGTGTTCAACGAAAGCCTGCTGATGGCTGTGAGTGAGCCGCACGATGCAACTGGACTGGTCCTCAGCCATAGCACCGCCGAGCCTGCGTTTGGCCAAGGACTTGTGCGACCAAGCAACGCAACGCTGCAGGTCGGTGAGATTGAGCGCGGCATCAGCGACCGCGTGGACCTCAACAGCGATGACGGCTTGCTCAAGCCTTCCGCGCACGTGGGCGAGGGTGTCGAGACGGTCAACGCCGACACGCGAGGTGCAGAGCCAGTCAGTCGCAACGACGTGCGTCTGGGTCTTGACGTGGACACTATTGCTGAACTCAACGATGGCGTGAGCCGGGAGTACGTCGTCATGTCCACAGAGGCATCCAGCCTGCACACGGACCGTGCAGTGGGGCAACGGACAAACATCCGCGGTGCCTACGACGTGGGTAGTCGCACTCTCAAGGACCTCGACATGACTGCTCTCAACTGGTCAGACAAGCCTGTGTCTGGTGTCGTCAAGCACTCTGATGCTCATGCCATGTGGCCGCTTGGCGGCACTTACGTCATGGAATGGAGCAAGCACGCGGGCGTCCTCGACGTCAAGGGTTGGGGCAAGGCTGGCGCTTCGACCTCATCCAACCCGTATCAAGACAGCAACCACGACCCCATCAAGGAGAACGTGAACTATACAGACAGCACCATCGAGTTCCTGTATCGACCAGCGCATACACTCGACGCCAAGCACAGTCAACTGTTCCGAGCCTTCCTCAACACAGGCGGACGACAGGCTGGTTCAAACTTCTATCGTGCCACGGCTGGCGGCAAGTATGGGCTGTTCACCAGCGACGCGCCCAGCGCTCGCACTGGCACTCCGAGCAGCCCTCCTTACGCCCCCGTGTACGACGTAGACCCTGCTTCTCCGACCACTGCCGACAGCAACGGTCCGAAGATTCAGGGCGCCGATGTCGCCGGCTTCGACAAGACCGACGTTCGCTCTCCGGTCGCCCGCATGGTGATGTCCGAGAACACGTTGGAGCATTTCCGCGCCGACGCGAGTCGTCGCTCTGCTGATGACGACGAGGGCGACTTCAGCGTGCAGCCGCGGCACAGTCAAACTCTGCACCCCAAAGGCAGCAAAGGCGACACCTCCTTCAACACCGGAGACCACAGCGGAGAGTGAGGTATCATGGCGCTTGGCAAGAACACCGTGACTGGGCGCGCTGATGCAGCCCAGAGCACCGTGATGAAGCGCGTGCGTAAGCCACGATTCGTCGACAACGCCGTCCGCCATGGTGAATACACGCGCAAGCAGGCGGGCTTCACTGTCGAAAAGCCAACTGCAACAGACTTCGTGCCTACGGCTGAGCGCAAGTATCGCCTCATCGAAGAGGAGGACACCATTCGTTTGCTTCACAACCCAACGGAAAGCGTGCGCTACGAGGGTGCACTGTTTTACGACGTGGACAAAGTCACTACGTCTACGCAGTTACCTGCTCTTGTGGTTGGCGCCGAAGACCACACGCAGGCGCTGGTGACCTCGCAAATCCAAGATGCGGTGAAGGGAACGCGTTACAGGCTGGAAAATCTGAAAGGCAGGTCGCTATCCGAAATCGGTTTCACCGATAAAACGATTCGTTTTGCTCAGAAAGTTGGAGTGGGGATGCGGACTTCTGACCTCGCTGGGCGTGTAGCCAAAGCCAACACGAGCAGCATCAACGGTGTGCGAGCCAAGCAGCCTTCTTCGACGTTTTTGGCTCAAGATTTCTACGGGGTTGAAGCGTTCACAGCACTACGCTTCTTGGCCAAGCATGATGGCTACAGCCCACGCAGTGACCGATTTGGCAACGTGTGCTACTTCCCGCAGTCCAACATCGAGCGCGAATACTTGGTCAATGAAAGCCGAGTCATGGGTGGCACCCTCGATGACGACAGCGAAAGTGCGCCGAATCGCGTAGTTGTCCGCGGCCAGCCACGAGCAAACAACCACTCGAACGTGGTGCAAGTCGATGACTTCGGGCGTCAGGAGACTGGTATTGTCGAGGTGCCGGGAGGTATTCACGCTCCGACGGCTGTAACCAAAGCCAGTGCACGAGCCATTGGTAGGCGTATGCTTCGGATGGCGAAGAACGCCACTGGCTCCAAGAAGTTGCTCGACGTTATTGGTGCTGGCAACATGCACCCCGGCGACATGATTTCTCACCAGACTCGCGTCGACAACGAACGCTACATCATCCTCGGTAGTCGGCTTGACTTGAACTCCCGCAGAACTGAACTGCACGTCAATTCGGTCGATGTTGCGCTCGAAGATGTGCTTCAGCGCTTCCAAGAGATTGACGTTAGCGGCAGCGTTGAGGCAAACGAGGAACGCAATCGACAGTTTGCCGTAGAAGAGTTCTCTACCTCGTTCGGGTTCAAATTCCGCGTGTCGTGGCAAATCGCTGAGCGCGTGGACATGAACCGGGGTGTAGGCTACACGCTTGGCTCCGTGCATCGAAACAACATCAACGGAGCACTACTGCTCCAAAGCACTGGCGTGCTCATCAACAACGGTGCTGGTTATGCTGCAGGGACGACGTCGTACACGGTGGATGGGGTCAATGCGACCACAATCTTTGGAACCGACAACCAAGCCGTGTACAAGCGCAACGGAAACAAATTAGGTCACATTCACGCTGCGTCTGTCGGTGCGACCACTGTCGTCATCAAGTCAGCCAGCGTCCACGCCGTCGTCGACGACGAGGAATTGTTCGTGTTGTCTACCGCTTCCAACCCAGAGGCGCGTAGCAACCATCTCAAACTGGGCGCTGTGCACAGTCGCTACCTGAAGAATAGGAGAGGATGATATGCCATTGTTGAACGAAGGGACTCGATTTTTGGTCGACACGCTGAAGGACCGCATCAACGAGGTTGTTTTCGGATTTGACGGCACGTTGGCTACGCAGCAAGACGGCGGCATTGGCAACCCAGCAGTGGTTGTTACGCCGAGTGTGAAGGTCATTGACGACAACACCTTGATGGTTGAGGCCAGCGTGCCTCTAAGCACGGCGTTCACGCGGCCTTTGCGAGAGGTCGTCATTCGCTATAAAAATCCGAGTGATTCGACAGACACGACGGACTTCATGCGCTACACCTATAACGCAATTGAGAAGACCAGTAACAACGAGATTCAGTTTTCAGCACTCATCGAGGTGGGCATTTGACCAATCCAACAGCAGGACACACCAGCGCAACTGGCATGGGCTCTGATGCACAGGGTCTACGAGATGGCGACGGACTGACCAGTCCGAGCCTGACGAATCTGTACGAAGGCCTGCACGGTAACGGTATCATGCGCCTCGGCGACGGTGCCAAAGGTGACTCGCTGCGCAACAGCGTGGTCGCCAACACGCCCGGTTTCATCCAGATTGGCTCGTCTCAGGGCGAGGTCAAGGTCTACGGTGGCTTTTGCACCCTCGACGGCGTCCTGTATAAGTTCGCCAACGGTCCGGGCTCGCACGAGACGTTCATCGTTGGCACCACTGGAGGCGGCGCAAGTCACAGCGGTGATTTGCCCAGCGTTCCGGGCAGTAACAGCGACGTCTTTGTCGTCGTGTACCTTGTCGGTAGGAGCACCCCAGAAGCACATCTGATGTACGAGATGGGTACGCCTGCTGCGGCGACGAGTGGAACACCGCTGCTCCCCAACCGGTTCCTTTCCAGCCCGAGCGTCACAGGTAATACTGACTTGAATCATCAGACCACCGTGCTCGGAGTCATTCGCTACACGATGTCGGGAGGAGCGGCCAACGTGACTGCCAGCCTCGGCAGCCCAGTCATCCACGACCGACGCACGTTCTTGCGCAAGTCGCCGCTTTATCTGACGCCGATGACCAAGGGTGCCATTGGGAACGTCGATGCCGCCAATGCACTGACTAACCCAGACTCTTTCTTTGCATCGCCAGAAGAAGGCGACCTTACTGGAAGCACGTTCGGAGCCATCTGGCAGACGCACCGGGAGGACGTTGCTGGTGCCAAGCACGGAGTCATCCTAACGGCCTTACCGAAGAATCTCAACACCACGCCTGTGACTGGCACCTACGTGCTTGGTCCAGACAGGTTGGAAGTCATCACTACATCAGGCAACGTCACGTTCACGTTCGACGAAGCCAATATCTGGGTCATCACGACCGATGCCGCGCGAACCATCAATCCGACAGGAGTTTTCTCCGCCGGTCACGTCGTGGACATCTTCCACAAGGCAGGTGCGCACAACCTACATTTCGACTCCACCAGTGGAGGGCACAGCAGCACGCCCATCAACGTCAACATTGCATCAGGGGAATCTGCTCGATTTGTGTACGATGGGGACAACTGGCATCAGGTTATCGCCGCTCCGTCCAGTTTCCCTTCTTCCAGCGGCGCGACTGGCCTTGTGCAGTTATCGAATGGCTCTGGTGGCTTCACGAGCGACACGAAGTTAGCATGGGCCAGCGGCTCTTCAACGCTGACGGTAGATGGCAAACTTACCGTCACTGGACTCATTGACCCTACTGGACTGGTCATTGACGAGAAAGCGAACGTAGCGGGCACTGGTCACAGCACTGCTGCTGGAAAGGGCCTGCTCTGGGTCAAGAACGACGCTCCGAACCGACTGTATTTCACAGACGATGCAGGGACCGACAAGAAGGTCATTCATGCCACGGACAGCGTCACTGAACTGAGCGACGTGAGCAACGTTGGCTCTGGTGCCATCATCACTGGTTCCGAGCGCAGCAAATTGAGCGGCATTGAGGCAAATGCAGATGTAACTGATGCAACCAATGTGACCGCCGCAGGTGCGCTGATGGACAGCGAGGTGACCAATCTTGCGTTTGTGAAGGGGCTGACTGGTGGCGTTTCCAACGGGAATGTGCTGGTCGCCAACGCAGCAGTAGCAGACAATGACTTCTTGAAAATCGACGGAACATCCGTCGAAGGTCGAACTGCTGCTGAGATGAGGGGTGATTTGAACGTAGCGGATGGTGCGACTGCAAACGCAGGTACAGTCACGAGTGTCGCTACGACGGCACCCATCACCGGCGGCACCATCACAGGGTCAGGCACAATCGGCATCAGCGCGGCCACAACGAGTGCAGCAGGCTCGATGTCCGGCGCGGACAAGACCAAACTCGACGCCATCGAAGCAAGCGCGGACGTGACGGACGCAACCAACGTCGCGTCAGCAATCAGCGGGGCATCGCTGACTGGAGCAACTGTTGCTACGGACGACAAAGTGCTCATTCAAGACACCAACGACTCAGACAATCTGAAGACGGTGACCACCCAAGCCATCGCCGACCTTGGCAGCCCCGACCCCCTCTACTTCACCGCTAAGGTCGGCTCCAATACCAACGATTCAGGTCACACGGCAGGAACGTGGCATAAAGTCGAGTATTGGGACATCATCAACAACGAGACGCTTACGTTGGACAGCGCCACGGACGGTGAAAAGTTCACTGTGGGTTCAGGACAAGGCGGGTTGTACTCCATTCACGCACAGGTTGGCTGGGTGGCTTCAAACTCGACGCTTCCATCAGTCGCCACAAGCCCATATCAACTTCACGTTGCCATTTACGTCAATGGTTCTGTTGTGGTGAGGCAAGGAACTGCGACTGTTGGAAGCCCTTCCGCGAAGACCGCGCCGGTTTCGACGGAAATTGTCTTGGCTGATTCAGACTACGTTGAAATTTACTTCTTCGTTCGCAAAGAAGATGATACTGGTAATAGTGGTACTCAGCAACTACGCGGTGGAGAATACTGTCGATGGGCCGTGCGAAGGATTGGTGATTCCTGATGAGCAAAACGATGCAAGAGGCCATTCAAGGTCAATACCCTACGCTTGACTTTGCTGAGTACGCGGTAGTCACATCGTCCTCATCAGGGCAGACATATCATGCCGACCAATGGCCTCCGTCGGGCTTTGGCTCCGCACCCACGCTTGCGCAGGTGCAGACTTGGATGGCTGCTTAATGGGCCGCTTCATCGACCTGCTGAAAGAGCAGTGCGAGAACTGCAACCGCATTATGCTCCCGCGCAGCATCTCAGGGCGCTACATCAGTGGTGAGCCTGTCGTGCTGCACGAGTGTCCTTTCTGCTCCTACACCCGATTTCACGGTCAGTTGGGCTTCAAGGGCGTCCGCAAGCGTAGGGCTGAGCCTGTCTCAAGGCGAGCCGGTGGCCGATTCTCCACCTTTCTCAAGCGTAGGGCTGAGAAAATGCGATGATTATGCGTCACTCGCCACGCTTGCCGATGATGTCGTCGATGCGCAGGATGCTGATGGTGACCTCGCTGGCCGACTGAACGGCTTGGCGGACCAAGTCGAGCGGCTCGAACACGCCTTGCTCGACCATGGAGCAGGCACCGCCACCTTCGATGTCGGGTCCAGCGTCGCTGTTGCCTTGCATGTGCTCGTTGCGCAGTGCCAGAACGGTGTCGAGTGGGTTGTGACCCGCGTTCTCCGCAATGGTGGAAGGGATGCTTTCCAGCGCCTCCGCAAAGGCTTCGATGGCCATCTGCTCACGTCCACCGGCTTCGGCCGCACGAGAGCGGAGATGAAGCGCTGCGTTGAGGTAGGCTGAGCCACCCCCGGCCACGGATTGACCGCTGTTGTGAGCGAGACAAACGACACCGAGGGCGTCCTCGAAGCCGCGCTCAGTCTCGTCGAGGGTCTGTCGCGTTGCACCGCGAAGAACGAGTGTGGTCACTTCGCCTTCGCCCTTGACGACCACGTAGCGCATGTCGCCAATGGTCTGGCACGTCACGTCGCCGTCCGACGCCACGGTGATGTCTTCGACGCTGTGACCGACGCTGGCGTCGAGAAGGCGGGACAGGGCAGTCATGTCGCTCTCTGGGACACGGTGGACCACGGCGATGTTGTGACGGGCCAGACTGGCCGCTACGACCTCGTTCACGGTGTCCCTGCAGAACACGGTGCCGCCGTCGGGCAACACGCTCACGATGGCTTGGGCCTTTTCGACCCACTCATCGCGGCTGGACTGCTTGCGATACTGGGTGTATTCCTGCGCTGAGGACAGGCTGAGTTGGACGTTGTCGTCCTTCTTACCCTCACCGAGCCCAGTGTTGATGAGCAGCACCTTGGGCGCAGGCTCATCAGGCATCGCCGGGAGCATGAACTCCTTGTGGAGTACGACGCCGGGGAAACAGTACGAGTCATCGAGTGAGCCGCCCGGCTGGGACAGCACGCGAACGCGCGAGTAATCACCATTGGCGTTCTCTGCAGCAGTCACGCACAGTTCGCTGACGTGCTCCATGCTGGACTCCAACGCCTTACCGGTGATGGACGTGCGTGCCACTTTGGACAGAGGAGCGTCGACGGTCAGAGTCTCGAAGTGCTCTGTGGCCCACTTGGCTGCCTTACGGTAGCCACGACAAATGATGTTGGCGTGCAGACCCTTGCTGAACAGCAGTTCGCTGTTGCCCAACAGTTCACCTGCAAGCACGACCGTGCTTGTCGTTCCGTCGTAGCACATGTCTTCCTGCGTGTTGGCCGCCTCGACGACCATCTTGGCTGCCGGATGTGTGATGTCCAGTTGCTGGAGGATGGTGGCTCCGTCGTTGGTGACGATGACGTTTCCGCCGCCGTCGACCATCATCTTGTCCATTCCCATCGGCCCCAACGTCGTCTTGACGGTCGAGACCGCGCGTTTTGCGGCTCGGATGTTGTGGACAACTGCACTTGTGTTTGCTTCGTTTTCATTCATGGCATTCCCTCTTCATCACCAGTCAACCTCGAACTCCTTCACTTCGCCGGTGTGACGGCAGCGGGCCTTTACGAAGCCCTCTTCCATCCCGTGCTTCCACAGTTCGTAGGTGAGTTCAGCGTCTTTCAGGCAGTATTCGGCGACCTTGCCATAGTTACCCTTGCGCCATTCGATGGGCGCGTCGTGACTGGTCATCAGTTTCCCCTTCTGCAGCGTGTGCAGACAGGCGTCGGACAGCGGCACAGCGTGCCCTGTTATGGAACGCAAGAGCGCAGACGTATCGAACACCTGCTCGTCTGACTTGGTGAGAATTTCGCCTGCCGTCCAGCAGTCCAGTGCGTCGCGGATGATGGGAAGGTCGAACTTCTTTAGGTTGTGACCCAAGACGAGACCGCCCTCGGACACGTGCTTGGCGAGGTCCTCGCCAATGACCTTGGGGTGCAACTTCTTGACGACCGTGCCCTCGGGCAAATGCTTGGACACCGCTTCGTTGGTGTAGACTACGCCATTGTCGCCGTCCCACGTCGCAACGACAGTGGGCTCGAACAGGTGCGTTTGCCCCCAGCCACCGATTTCATGCGAGTAGTTTCCAGTCTCGATATCAAGAGCCAGCATTTTTCTCATTGAAGCATACCTCCATGCAGTGATGGCACCAATCGCACAACGCAACCTCCTTTCCGTGGTGTTTGCCGAGAATCCAGCCACCTATATCCGCACCCACGGGCGTGTCGCACATAACGCATTCGGTACACCAAAACGTCATGCCTCCTTCCCCTTTCGGTGTTCTGCGCGCAGGCGGACGTAAATGCCGACACCTTCGCGCGTATCTTGGAACATCGGACCTGCGTACTCGTTGAACTTGGAGTTGATGGTGCCACGGCTGGCGTAGTTCGCCAATCGGCCAAAAGTAGACAGCATGTCCTTCTTTTTCGCCCATCCTTGCCCACGCGCGTCGTCGAAGTCAAACACTTCGCACTGGTTGAATGCTTTGCGCCATAGACCCTGCATCTTCTTCTTCTCAGCGTTACCCGCCCCAATGTTGATTTCCGACTCAAGCCACTGAATCAAGTTGCCATACAGGTCAAACAGGATTTCTCGTGCCATGTCGATGTGGTCTCCGGTGACTACCCAGACACCTTCGACCATGGCCATGTGGTGAGCCAGTACGTTGGTGTAGTTCTGAAGCCCCATGATAAAGGACGAACAGATGCCCTGCTTGTCTGGCCCCAGTGGCTCGACGATGGAATAGTATTCGTCAATTGCCGACATCAGGGCCGGGATGTAGGACTCGTCAACCGTGAACATGCGGTGCATGAGACTCATCACAACGGCTTCTTGGTCGTCCTCGCGCATGTCGTCCCACTCCATCGGAGGGATATCTGCCAGTTCTTGCACGCGTCGCTTGAGCCGCTTCTGAGCCTCTTTGAAGAAGTCGACCACGTTGTCGAACGGCACCTCAAACTCAGGCTTATGGTGCACGGCTTCGGCCAGTTCGTGGTTGATGGTGCGCTTCATATCCAGCGTCCAATGGCGCCAGTAGGTCAGCACGCGCTGGAAAATGCCCTTGTCGAGGACGTGTTCTTTGATACCCTTTGGCGGGTAAGTCGTAATCCACAGAGACACCTCAGACTTGACGCTGAAGGTGTCGCGGGCCATGTGCTTGGTCAGGATGTTCCGACCGGTCCCTGCCGCGTTGAGAGCAGACTGAAGGAACAGCGTAGTGTTCTCGTTGTGCTGCCCGGTCTTGAGTACGACGCTCCCTTCGTCGAAGTTCAGTCCCTTGCGACCTGCGAGGAGGCCGGGACGAACAATCATGTCCGGGTTGCGACGGTCTTCTGAGTCTGGGTCAGGTACGAGTGTACCGACCAAAGCAGCGTCGTTGCCGGAGTTGTAGTCCTCACTGCGCATGTTTGCCTCGTTGAGGACCTGCTCAATGACCTGATATGCGGCTGACTTTCCTGTCCGCGTGTCTTGAATCCAGAACATGCTGACGCGGGGGTCGAGGTTGCTTCCACCCACGGGGATGCGGACGTAGGGTACAGCCGCTTGCCCGAGGATGAAAAAGAACGACAGCAAGCCCGGAATCTCATTGTTCCGGCTGTACTGATTGAAGTGTTCCAAGTAGCCTCGCAGCACCGGGTATTGTTTCACGCATTCGTAGTTTTCAGCCCTGTGCTCCATCATGTTCGTTTCCTCCTCTCCCGTAAGTTTTCTGGACGCGCACAGGCTCTTCTGACGTCAAAACGTCGAGCAATCGCTTGCGTAGCGTGGTTCCCATTCCTCTTACTTGCTTCAATGACTCCGGGTACAGCATCTCTTCAATTGACCCGCATGCCTCCAGAGTCTTGTTGACCAACTCCGGTCCGAAACCGGGGACGGTAATGAGCATATCGGCCCGCACGTCGTTCGTGCTGGTCCTTGTGACGGCCCGCGCGCCGTGTCGACTGGCGGGCTTGTGCATCTTGCTGTGCAGTTTGGCAATGAACATGGCTGCCTCAGTGTGGTCTTTGGCGCGGTAGATGTGGCAGTCAAAGTCTGCCGAGAGGCGTGCGAATAGGCCCAGCATCTGGTTCATCACCTTGGAAAATGAAGTCTTGCGGCCCTGTCGCTTGGACATGGCCACGTATTTGGCTACGTCGCCGTGGACGACGAGGAACACGCGCTCGCAGTTGGCATCGAGGTTTTCGATTTGACGCATCAGGTGGCCGCTGTAGGATGAAGAGAGTAGGTCGGGCAGGCTCTTGCATTCGATGTTGGCGTTACCTGCCTTATAGTCGCCCATACCCTGAAGGTGCTCTTTGACGACATCGAAGCCCTCACGTGCTGCGGCACGCACCACGGCATCGTGGAGAGGGCCACGCTCGTTAGAGTCGATGACCAGAGGACCTCGCTTCACTTCATCTTCCTCCTCGATTTCATACTCTCGTACCGCTTGGAGAACCGGACGCATCTTCGACATGCTCGGTTTTCTGGATTATTAACGACAGTCCAGTCGCTGTCGCCAACGCCGACCATGCCGCAGAACGACATATCGCCCTTTCGGACTGAGCCATCCCTACGCTTAGGAACGAGATGATGGGGCTTGGTGCCCTTACGTCGACCAGTCCACTCGACCATCGCGTAACTCTCACTCATCAGCGGTCACCTCTTCGTCAATCGCACCAGTCTTGTCCCAATACCTGCACTTCCCAAGGCACATACCCTTCTTGTGAAGCATTGAGCACGTTTGAGGATATTCCGTACCTACGATAGTACCTACTTGGTATCGAGTAGTTCGCTCGTTGAAGTCAGCCCAGTCGAGCCGTTGGATGTAGTCGACAATGGTTTCGGTATGTTCTTCCAACTTTTCGCGGTCGATACGCTGAACGGGAATGAAATTGCGCAAGCGCTTGGAGAGGTATTTGACCAACTGGACGCGAGCGTCATGGCTGGGGTTGCTGCCGACACGACACGCGGCCGAGTTAAGGCAGGGGAGAATGATGACGCCATCCATCGAGGCCGTGGGCAAGTCGATAGGAGCGGCGTTGGGGTCGAAGACAGCACGCTTGGCTTTGGTGCGCTTGACGTCCAGCGCGAGGCCCTTTGAACCATAGGGAATCATACCAGAGTGGGCATCAAGCGCCTTGAGCATGATGTAGTCGAGACCTTCCTCCAAGTCCTTGGAACTCAGGGGAATAGACCACAGCCCGCGCTTGGAGTTGTACGAGTTTGGAATGCGAATCATACCGCTGGTATCGAACGGAACAGCAGGGTCAGAGCAGAACAAGTTCATGTCGTGAATCCATTCGTTGACCACGCGCATCCCTGCTTCCTTGACGTCGGACAGGTGACCGCCGCTCGACGGCATGTAGGGCTTGTCGAGGGCCACCCAGACGTGGAAGCCTCCGCCACTGTACCAGACGCCGTGAGAGATGTCTTCAGACAGCAGATGATGGTGAAGGCGCTGCGTCTGATGCAGAGCCTTCTCAGGGCTGACGTCAGGTGAGCCCCTTTGACGGAAATCCTTCGGGTCGAAGTCCATGACGAAATGTCGGACAATCGGCGTTATCAGGTCCACGCGCTTGTTGAACGGCGGAACGGTAGCCCGATAGCCGTACACAGTCATGTAAGCGTTGGACACACCATTCTTCCCTTCCCAATATCGCTCCAAGTCCGTATTGCTACGCACAATTTTACGATAACCTCTACCCTTCTCTGCCCCGAGTTCCATGACCTCTCTCGGATAATCGAAGACCAGTTGCATGCGTTCACTGTCCTGCGTCGATGATTCTCTCCAGCACTTCCAGCAGTTCCTCAACATCGTGGACGAGCAAGGCGTTCAGGGTGATGTACATCGGCCCCTTGGGACCGGTCTGACTCTCGTCGAATTCATACAGTGAAGTCTGCACCGCAGTGGTGAAAGGGACATCTCCGAGCAAGGCGAACGACACGTGGACGGGTCGACCAATGATGGGATGTAGCAGTCGCTCCATGACCATGGTCAGCGTTCTCATGTCTTGTTTGGTGGGTGTTTGCATCTTCAGGCCTCCGCGTAGTTGTCTCGGTATTCTTGTGGGTTGTCGCTACCCTCCCATGAGGGGCAAATCGACTTGAAGTTGCACCAAGCGCATTTATTTTGGCTGGGCTTGGTCTCCCATTGCTCGGTCAGGTAGGCCGTAAAGAGCGCTTCCATGAGGCGTCGAATCTTCCGCTTGGTGTAATCAGAATCCCTGCGCTTGGTGACTGGCTCGTAGAAAATACGGTTGATGCTGCGTTGTTCGTAACCGTACTTGTTGAGTGGGTCCAGTCCTGCGACTTCTCCGCCGGGGAAGACCCATCCCCAGTGAGTCACGTTCTGTAGGGGGTGGTCGGCCACCTTGAGCAGGTGCTTGTAGAAGGCCATTTCTGTGCGCATGCTCTGCACCTTGAACTTCGGGTCCTCCCATGGTTGGTCATCGTCCCTGCGGGTCTGTACCCACTTACCGGTCTTCAGTTCCATGAGGGCGACGCCGCCGTCAGCCTCAGCGAAGCCACGGTCAATGCTGCCTGCCCAGTGAACGGGAATGGTAACAGTCTCGTCGTTGAGTGTGAACTCTTCGTCGCTGTAGGCGTGAATCTCAGTCTCGTTGATGATGGGTAGGTAATCCTCCTTGCCTCCAGAGAGCAATCGCTCCAAGTCCCACCGGAGCCTGACCTCGATAATGGGCTCCTCCCCAAGTTCGTACTCTTCCTCTGGCATAGCGGAAAGCGCCAGTGCCAACGCCTCATCGCGCTTGCCGCGCTGCATCAGCGTGTAGAGTTCGTCCAGATGAGGTGCAACGTGGTCGTAGTAGTGCTCAACTGCGTCGTGGACATTGGTCCCGCGCGTCATGGCCTCGGTGCCGGGCTCAGGCAATCGGTGAATGCGCTTGTACTCGTACTGCTTGGGGCAGAAGTCGAAGTCGCTGGTCAGGCTCGACTTGGTCAGTCTGAGTCGCTTTTCGTGACCCGGCTTCCAGTCGTAGGTCGACTTGCTGTACGCTTCCCAGTTCCGCTTGCTCATGCGTATTCCTCCAGTTTTGATTGCTTTCCTTGGCCCGCGTCGAAGAACTCAGCGAGTTGCGTCTGACGCGTGGGTATTTTGTCGTAGTGGCCGCAGGTTGGGCAGCGCTTGCCACGCTTCCAGAACGGACGGGTGCTCACGCGAGGGGTCGATTGCACGACCTTCTTCCAGAACATCCACTTGCTCATTCTGCCACCTCCTTCCGAGCGGATGGGTGAAGGCATTCGGGCGGAGCCTGCCTCCAATGGGGACCACAGACACCAACGCCTGCAATGGCGTTCCTCCCGCAGACTTGGCCTTTGCGCTTGCCGCTCTTGATGATTGCAGTGCACTTGCTCATTCTGCCACCTCCTCCATCAGCCGCTGCACATAGACGGCGGCGTCCATGAGTTCTTCTTGCAGGTGCTGGAGCCAGTCAAGCAGTCCAAGGTCACCGCGCTCCATCGTAACGCCGTACTTGGCCTTGCCAACCTCTGCGCGCTGTCGAATCTTGGCGATGACTTCTTCCTCAACTCTGCTCATGTTCACACCTCGAAGTAGTTCTTGGGACGGGCGGCGCCCGCTGCTGCATCCAAGTCCCAGTCAAGGGCCTTGAAAATCGGCTTAAGTTTGGCTTTCACCAGTTTGTCCACCATCAGGTCGACGTCCAATTCGTAGCCGTCCAAATCAGACTCATCCTCGAACGCCATGACCGGCGTCCGGTTGTCGCGGACGTAGACCCAGTCAACGCTGGAGCCTTCGCCGTAAGCGTTCTTGACGTGCTCGTTATAGTAAATGGCCGCCTTGATTCCGCCTCCGACCTTTTCGTACTTGGACGGATGCTTCTGCAAGCGGGTGGTGGAAGCGACATCCTTGAGATTGAAGTCGCCGCGCAGAATGCGCTTCGAGATAGGACGGACCATGTCGATGACCTGATTCTCATCTGCACCGTTGCAGATGGCGGTCAATACATCGTTTTCGAGGTCCTTGGAAATGGGAGAGAGCGTGCTGATTTTGCCCCAGCGCGCGCTTTTGACCTTGCCGTCGTCTTCGGGCGGGAAAGAGCAGATGCCGTAGTAGAGGTTCTTGCCTCCGACAATCCAGTAGGGCATGTAGGCCTCCAACTCGACAATGAGATGACTTGCTTCCAACCGGCGCTGGACTTCAGCGGTCAGGTGCTTGGCGAGCGCATCTGCCTCGTCGAGTGGGACCTTGACGAACGCAGAGTCGGTGTGACCGTACAGAGCATCGTAGCCCTGCGCCTCTGATTCGCTCATCAGGAACCGAATAGCCTGTCGCCCGCAGGCTGTGATGGCGCTGGCGATGTCGAAGTCCGCCCAACCCCAGTGAGCGCTGGCAGTCATGCCGTAAAACGACGCCATGACCCGCTTTACGGCAAGTTGCAGCGTGTTCCATCCGTTTCGCTCAGATTCGGTGTCGGCTTCGCGCATCTTTCGCTTATACTCGTCGCGCTTCTCGAACATCTCAGTGACGATGGTCGGCAAGAGCGCGTCAACGCCCTGTACCCAACAGGTGCCGTCGGGCAATTGGCGGACGTCGTCACGCCACGCTTGGTCCTTGGGGACCTGCGTTTCCCACGAAAGGTTGTGGCTGAGGATGAGTGATGGGTATAGGCCCTTGTAGTCGACACAGGCCACGCCTTCGTAGCGACCCGGTCGAGGCGGAGGAATGAACGCTCCTTCGTAGTCTTGCTTCTCCTGAGTGGAGCGGCTGGGAGCCTTCCACTCGGTCCTGCGGTTGAGCAGACCTTTGGCGAAACGGGTGACGTTGTGGCAGGAAGCGAACGACACGCCGCAGAGTTCCTGCAGAGAGAAGAAGAAGTCGAGGACGTGGTTGTCCTCGTCAATGCGCTTGAGGAGAATGGTGTCCTGCATGCAGTAGTCGACGTATTCGTCGAACCGCTCGGTCCAGCCGGTGAACACGTCCATGTCGAACTTGCCGCCGAGGCCGCAGGCCTGCGCGATGGTGTCCAGTTTGAGGTTCTTCAGTTGGGGCTTGCCACTGTCTTTCCAGACGCGCTCGAAGCCGCTACCGCTGCGCAGGGGTGACGCCGTGTCGAAGCACAGCCGACCGAGGATGGGTTGGTCGGTGTAGTCGTAGCCCTTACGCGTCCCGATGACGCGCTTTAGTGGACTGAGTCGTCGGAATTGTTTGAGTCGCTTAGTGAGGTGCGGAAGGTCGGCCCACATCAGAGCGTGCGCCACGAACACATCGGGGTCGCACTCGTCCATGTAGTCGAGGAACGCGCGGTGCATGTCGGATTCACAGCCGTACAGGTGGCGTTCGTAGGTGAACTCCACCTGTTCACCGCGCACCTCATATGAAACATGCCGAGTCTCGATGTGATGGTCCATGTCGTAGAGGCCGGTGGGGTTGCCTTTTTTCCAGCAGAATGCGACATGCCGGTGGTTGTAGTTGTCCGCGACGGCCATGACGGTGGTCTCGTTCGTTTCAGGGTCCCACTCCAAGTCGAAGTGCCAGACACGGGGCTTCCACTTGGGCATGCGTGGGTAGTGGTCGATGAGGTACTTGTCGGCGAGCGGGATGTCGGCCTCCCAAGTCTGACGGAAACGGCGCGACATGTCGCGCAGGTCGCTTTCTCGGTAGGCGTAGACCTTGACGAGCCGCTCGTTGTCTCGAAGGCCAACTGCCGTATCGTTCCAGTCAACGCTTGAGCCGAAGTAATCGTCGAGAACCCTGCTCATGTAGCGGGGGTCGGTGTCGGCTGAGACCCAGAAGTAGGGTCGGTAGTCGTCAACCGTGCGCTCGATGAGGTTACCTTCCGCATCACGCCACCTGAGGTACAGGTGGTCGGGACCCTCGGGGTCCGGTCGGAAGGTATCGACAATCATGTTCACTCCTCCTCGTTGATGAGCACGTACTGGACTTCTGCACCGCAATCGCTGCAAGTCAGCGTGGACACGATGCCCTCACCGTCCAGACCCCAGTCTTCTGGGTTCCAGTCGTTGCCCCAGATGAGGCGACCGCCGCAGTACCAGCAGACGTCACGTCGCGTCACTGAGCCACCCCCGCAGCACTTGCGCAGGCTTGGCATCGAAACTTGACGGTATCAAGGTCGATGGTCTCGTCTTCGTGGAGGTCCATCGTCATGTAGATGTCGTGCTCGTGAACGACCAACGTGTCCCCACAGCCGGCGCACTGCACCTTGTCTGGAGTCTTCACGCTCAGTCCTCCTCGTATTGCTGGTCGATGACGACCATCAGGAACTGCGTCGTAGCCTGCTCGATGATGAGCACGGTCTCGTCTCCCGTGTGGATGTCGACGTCGCCCGATGGCAAGTTGTTCAGCAACTCAGGGAGCCACTTGTCGAAGGCAGAGCGAGCGTTGTTGCCCGGCGCTTCAACTTGCGTCAGCGGAGCACGCACGAACATCTTGCCCGTGGACTGCTTGCCGCCGCGCACGACGAACTCTGAGCCGTCTGCATCGAACTCGGTCTTGCAGCCGTATTGGTCACCGAGGACGGACTTGAACGCCGTCACAGGTTTCAGCGATTCAGATGAGACTCGACCATGGTGGGTCAACGGTGCGTCGAACCACGATTGCCACATCGAATCGCGCGAGCGGTCGATGGCGCTCTGCATCATGCCGACGCGCTTCTGAGACTCGACGAACGCTGCCGTAGGCAACTGGAGGCTCATCTTCCCGCCACGCACGTGCAGGGTGCCCGTATTGCCCTCTTGGCTGAGTCGGAGGTCGGAGACCTTGGCCTTCTTCAGGAAAGCCTTCAACTTCGGCAGGTCGGTGATGTGGACGTAACCCGTTTTTTCAGCACCACAATCCATGCGGCGCGAGACGTAGTGGGTCGTCTTGCCGACAGCGGCAGAAATGGCTGCCGCCTCGACCTTGATGGTGATGTCCATCAGGTCGTTGCCGAACGACGTCAGGAAGTTGACGAAGTTCTCCGTGCTCAGCGTGAAGGATGCCATGGGCTCACCTCAGATGGCACCGTCGCGCAGTTCAGCCATGCCGTACCACTGCGCTTCTTCGCCCGTGTTGGTGACGAAGTAATCGCGCTGTTGATTCAGCAGGTTGGAGTTGGTCTTCTGTTTGAAGAACTCGGCGCTGTAGCGGGTCTCGCCCGTGCGAGCGCCCTCGGCGTTGCGAATGACCTTGCGCTTGCACCAGAGCACCTGAAACAGGTCCTGATTGGCGCTGTTGTGCCATGCGAACTTCCAGCCGTCGAAGCCGACCTTGCCTTCCTTGTCCTCCTTGAGGTGCGTCTCCCAGTAGACGTCGACACCCAACCGGTTCAACTTCTGGCACTGTGCGGTCAGTTGCTTGAAGCGGGTGGCGCGGATGCTCCAGTTCCACCCAATCTCCTTGTTCAACTTCGCAGCGCTCGCAGCGACAGCGTCAGTGGCATCCATGTCGAGGTCGTGAATCTTCATCACGTTGATGCACATACCGTCGAACTGGTCAAGCCCGGTCACGATGAAGGAGCGCAGAAGCGGTCCCTCGAATCCGGGCTGCTGTTGATTCTGTGCATACTCCACGGCGAACTTGGCAATGTCCATGACGCGGTTGTACGATGCAAGGTAGTTGTACGCCGTGCGGTTCTCTTGTTGCATGACCCAAGGCTCGAAGACCCGGAACATGGGCGAGTTGTCGTAGTGCGCCAACTTGCACGAGAGGCCACCGTTGTCGTGGTCGAGCACGAAGCACAGGCCATCGGGGTACTTGTGGGCGTGCGCATCGAACGCGAGGCCGGTCTTGCCGGTGCCCTCGTGGCCGACGATACCCATGAAGATGTGGCTTGGCTTGATTTCGGGCGCGCTGGACTGCAACTCCATCTCAGCCTGCAGGCCGGGGAATCGGCTGACGAACTCGGTCGAGGTGACCGGCTCGGGCGCAGTGGGAGTCTTGGGTTCCGGGGCAGCGCCACGGTTCTCAGCGAGTTCCCTCAGTTCCTGCACGATTTCTTCGACGTCCGGGGCCGACTTGGGCGCCGGCTTGGGAGTCGGTGCGTTCGTGTTTCCTGCTGCAAGTGCTTCCCATCCGCTCATTCTTTCTTCCCTCCGAATTGGTTCAGGCTCGTGTCGCCCTTGCCCCCTGCGGGACGGGCGGTGCGAGGTGGAATGTAGATGCCCAGAGCGCTGAGGCTCGGCTGCATCTCGTTCTGGTATGGCTTGAGGCGGAGTTGACCGACCACGATGACCTGCGTCTTCTCGTTGTAGTGACGCCACTCGCCGTTGCGGTCACGGTACTCGAAGATGCGGTCATCGTCGTGCAGTCGTCCGGGGACCCAGACGGTCACCGGGTCAACGCCCTGACGGTAAATGGCCAGACGGAAGTTGCGCCCAGTCACATCGTACTCGCTCTGCATCGGGTCACGGTTGAGGTAGGTGACGTAGCCGCTGGTGACCACAATCGGGTTGATGGTGTAGCCGTTGGCCGTCTCCTTCTTGCGCTCGCCGTGCGCCTCAATGAGTTCGCTGAGTTCAGCGTATTCACCGTGCATGCTCGTGTTGACGAGCAAGCGCTCGGCGGTGAAGGCCTGACGCAGGTGCTCGGGGAGCCACGCGTCGGTGTACTCGGCCGTCTCGACGAAGTTGCGGTTGGTGTAGAGGATGTCTTGGTCGTCCTTGGTGGGGGCGATGACCTGAATCTTGCAGGCCTCCCACTTGCGGTAGAGTGCGTTCATGGACGCATCGCCTTGGAGGCTGACGGTCCAACGCTTGATGTCGCCACCACTCTCAGCAGAGCCGAGGAAGTAAGCGCGACGGCTGAAAGAGTGTCGGGCGATGGGCTTTCGCTCGCCGTCACGGACCGTGAGCAGGCAGAGCAGCATGTCGTCGTGCTCGAAGCCGTACCACGGGAGGTTGCTGCCGTCGACGCGGTCGTCGGTCACCTCTCCGTTGATGTGCCAGCGGCCCTCCTTGGCCGTGAGAATGCCCACAAGGCCTTCGTCGATGGCTCGGTCGCGGTTGTTCTGGAACATCGTCAGCGCTTGCTCCGCCTTACTGCGGCGCGCGTCACGCTTGTCGTCGTCGATGCCGATGAACATGCCCACGAAGGGCACAGTCTCTCGACCGCGAGACTGGCTCGCGTTCCTCGTCTCGATGACGAATTGTTCACTCCACTGGCTGAGGTAGAAGGGGTCTTCGGCGAGGGCGTCCTCGACCTCGAACTCTTTCTTCAGCCACGCTGCGAAGGCCTCAGCGGCCTTCTCCAGCGTTACGTTCATCTTTTCTGCATAGCCCTGCAGTCGCTTGGTTACGTCGTCGGGCCAGTTCTGGGTTTCGCTCATTTTTATGCCTCCATGTTCTTCTTCATTTTTGCTACGAAGTATTCCACGTAGGAGAGGTCGTCATCCGGCCACACAGGGGCCAGAAGGGCGAACTCGCCATACGTGAGCATGAATGCGTGCCAGTCGTCTTCGCTCTCCATGAGCGGACGCACGCGATGTCGCAGACCACGCAGCACGCCGAAGCGTGACTGCCCTCCGTTCAGGGCCTGCGTTAGCAGGCGGGTCACTGCAGGGAAATCGCTGCCCATGAGATTCAGGGCAGCCTTGTTGAGATGGCTGGTGTCTCGGCGCAAGCGGACGGAGAGTGCTTCACTGTCCTTGGGTAGGCTGTCGAGGATGTCGATGGCCTTACGCATGCTGCCGTTGGTGTGGCGCACCAAGGCGCCGAGATGAGGGTGCCAGTCCTCTGGCATGCCCTCGGTGCGGACGATGTGACTCAGGCGGTCAACGGTGTCCGAGGAATCGGATAGGGGCTTGAAGTAGAACGTGATGCAGCGGTCACGGATAGCGCTGTGAATCGGACCGATGTCGTTTGCGATGAGGATGAACACCGTGGTGCGGTGACTCTCTTCCAGAATCTGGCGCAGGGCCTTCTGAGCAGGTGACGTGAAGTTCTCACACTCGTCGAGGATTTCAGCACGGCGACTGACGCCCATGCCCTTCTGTCGGCTTATGCCTTTGAGGGCACGGATGAAGTCAATGCCGCGCTCGTCAGAGGCGTTGGTGATACCGTAGTTGCAGGGGTCGAAGAACTCCCCCTGCATGGTTCGCACCAGAGCCAGAGCAGCGCTGGTCTTGCCGATGCCGGGCGGACCCACGATGAGAATGTTGGGGGGACACGTGTCGATGTCCCAGCCCTTGGCTGCAGCAAGGAACTCCTCGCATCCAACCAAGTCGTCCAGAGTGGACGGACGGTACTTCTCTCGTAGGTTCATCGCAAATCGCCTTCTTTTCTTTATTGGGGAGTTATAAGGGACTCATCTCAGTCGCTCATTTCAATCAGGTCCGTGAGTTGGGACACGTCCGAATAACCGAGATTGTCGTCAAGGTATCGCACGTCTCCCTCCGTCAGGGACAGGTCGCTCAGGGAGAACCCCTTCACCTCAAGCACGACAACCAAGCCGTACTCGTCGATGGGGAGCCAATCCTGTCCAACCAAAACACCCTGCTGAGCAAGGCGCTGACGCACGTGCTGAGCCACGGCGGCACTTAACTTGACCTGTCCAACTTCGTAGACCTCGAAGCCGTCGAGGGCTCCCAGTCGCACGAAAGTGTCGTAATCAGCGTCGCGCATAATTGAGTTGGCCAGCAGTTGAACGTGGAAGGCGTCCTTGAGAATCGCCCAGCCACCATCGCCGCCGACCTTGATGCCCTCCGTGTGAACGAGGCGCAGTTTCTCAGCGGGCTCGATGGTTTCGAGCAGGTGAGTGAAGTCGGTGCCCGAGGCCACGAACTTGCCCTCTTTGAGAGGGACCTGTAGATTGAGTGTGCGGAGCACGTCGATGCGTTCCCTGTAGGGCTGACGATGGATGTCCCAGTCGTCGCCCAGAGCGAGGAGGTCGGTGACGTGCGTGACGGTAATGCCGTCGGTCTCGACCTCCATGATACACTCCTGCTCTGCGTAGGGCAGGTCCACGGGCTTGCCCATGGCCTGCTTGTCCCTGCTGTACAGAACGCCTCGGAAGGTCCCTGTGGGGAACTCGGTGACGTGCAGGTATCGGCGTGGGTTCGACATGACCTCGGCGTAGACGTCGGTCGGCGCCGTCATCTTGTCCCACGCTCTATAGACCGGACCAGTGAAAGGCTGTCCGGGCTGCATGGTGCGCACCTCCAAGTCCGGCTTCTCGGCCAGCAGTCGCTGCATGACCTCGCCGGGGCGCATGGTGTAGAGCATGGCGTCGATGGCTTGCAGGCTCTGTGCACCTGCTGCCGTCAGGTAGGAAACCATCTGTAGGAATCGTTTCACGGGAATGGGTGGGCGCTCTCCTGTCGCCCTCGACCAGAAGGCGAGTGCCTCGCGCTCGTTGAGGCGCCCCGCAATCTGC